CTTTTGAAGAATGAAAAAAATAAAACAGCCTGTCAAGCTCAATCTTTCATCTTTGTTTGTAACCCTATCCACCAAGACCTTACAACTTAAAAACCACGACACAGTCAACTATTCCCCACCCCCTACCCCCCCCCTAACCACCAGTTTCAATCCTGCCACGCATTCATTCCCAGAGAGTCCCAACGCAATCCCGTCGGAAAGAGAAAGAGGACATATTACGTGAACCGGGGCACCCCCGGCACCCCCAAAACTCCCCCCGGGGTTCAGCGCGGCCGCGTGCGTGCGGGTTCTGCGGTCGGTCGCGGTCGCGGCGCCGTTCCGTCCGCCGCTGGCACCATGGCCGGGCAGGGCAGGGGAGGATCCCGGGTGACCGGGCAGGGTGACCGGGCCGGGCGGGAAGGCAAACCGAGGGCCACAATGGCGCCGACTTCGCGCAACAACAGTTATATTCAATTGCTCCGTGCGCAAGTGGTTGGTGGACAGCCAGTCCCCGACTTGTGGCGTGTCAAGGCCAGTATCCGCCTCGCGTACGCTGCCTGTAGTGGTCCCCGGGACACAAGGCGCCGCGGTCAGACGCTCCAGTCGTCAACCCCCTCGGGGACTGCAACGGTGGCGTAGCTCTTGTGAGGCGGGCGCCGCGGTCGCGGCCGGATGGTTCTGAACCTTCCCCATGTCGCGAGGTCGTAGATCGTCTCGATTACCTCCGGATGCATCAGCAAGGCCCAGGTTAGCCAGACAGCCCGGCGCGCTCCGGCTGGTGGCGAATTCTTGCCCAGCATCCACCGCTGGAGTGTCATTGCGGGGACTCCGAGCATCGACGTGAGGAGGTAGAAATTCTTGCTGCACAGTCGGAACAAGTCCACCAGCATAATTCGGAACTCCTCATCCGACGGCGCCAACATTCGCCACATCCGCCGGGTTTCGTCGCCAAGGCGCAGTGTTCGCCGGGCATGAGCCCTTGCGGCCTTACGTCTGGGCTGGCGGATGAGCGCTGGCACTGCACTATGTTGGCCCCATCGGCCGAACAAGAGAAGGAGAGAAAGTAACACGCCTGTTCTTATCAGTCGTTCGTTTCAATTGAACGTACGTTTAAAACGAACGTTTGATATAGGTGGACATCTTTAGTCTAATTAGGAGTATTAGGTGTATTAGGTGTAGTACGGGTGACTAAGGGAAAGTATTAGGGGTATTAAGGGTTGAGTTTAGGGTGGACGGGGCATGTCTAGGGGAGCATTGGGTGTGCCAAGTGAGCCAGAAAAAGGAGTCTAAATCTTCACCAAGGGCATTGACGGTTTGCTAGGTTGTCTGGTAGTCTGTGTGTGGGCTGAGGGGAAGGGCTAAGGGTTTCCGCTGGGAGGCGGCGCGAGTAGTCCGGCGGCGCGTTATCCCGCTGGGGGCTTCTCCGGCCAGAATGGAGCGGGTTCGACCGCAGAGCGGGCCATGCGATTGGTGATCATGGTTCGCGAGGTTGGCGGGCGGGTTCGATAGGCAACGGCGAGACCGAAGCGGTTTGACGGTCCCGGGCGCCATGGCCCGGCGGTTCTTGTTCGGCCAAAAAGGCGATTGGCAGAGGCGGAGCCTGCGCGGTTCTCTGGCGTGAATCCTTGTTAGGTAAGCGCTGGGGTGCCGGGCTTTCTGCTGTACTGCTCCCGGGGTAATCCGCAAGTCTGCGGGTAGAACCTGGGGAAAGCACTAAAGCACCATGGGCGCCAAGTGTGGCGCCGATGCCGGGTTCCAAGTCCGGATCAAACTAGCTGAGGAGTGCAACCAAAAGGATCAACACCAATGTATTCAATCAATACCGTAGTTCTAGGGTGCGGCACGTGTGCCGGGCACCTGGGCCTTGTGGCGCCGCTGTTGGCTGGCGTCGCGTGTCTGTGGGTGCCCTCGGTGTGGGCGCGAGTCCGGCGGACGGTGAGGCGGGCCGGGCCATGGCTCGATAACGTGTTCGGTGTGCGGCCGGGGTGCGGCTGGCTCAACTTGTGGCTTGCGATCTACTGCGTCGCGAGTGTGACGCTGACCGCGATCATCCTCTGGCAAGTGTGCCGGTCGTAGGCAACCAACCAACCAAGGAAAGGATCATACTATGCGTAACGTTCAAAGTCATCCGATCAAGCCCTGGCGGCGGGCTGGCGTGCCCATTGCGGGACTGGAGACCGCGGATCCCGCCCGCACGATCTTGAATGCGGTTCGGGCCATGAATGGCAAGCTCGAATCTGTCCCGTTGATTCAATGGGATGTTGTTCGAGCATTTTCTGAGGTCACGGATCCGGCAAGCGGCCGGGCCTACAATGACGTTTCGGGCGATGCCGTCCGCGAGGTTGGCGGGAACGACGGGATCCCCCTGACTAATCCGACCGAAGCGCTTTCCGCCCTGGCGGCGAAAGCTCCGGCGGAGACCGTCTGCTTCATGCACAATGCGCAACGATTCATATCTGAGACGACCGTGATGCAGGCCGTCTGGAATTGCCGCGACGCCTTGAAAGGGCGCCATGCCTTGCTGGTTCTCCTCGGGCCAGCGTTGACACTGCCGCCGGAGCTGAAGCAAGACGTAATGGTCAGTAGTGAGGCGTTGCCAGACTCAGCGGAAATCTCAGAGATCGTGCAGAGCGTATGCAAGGATGCTGAGATTGCGCCACCGGCGGAGTTGGACAAGACGGCGGATGTGCTAACAGGGCTGTCAGCGTTCGCGGTCGAACAGGTTACCGCGGTTTCCGTGACGCGGGCAGGGCTCGACCCTGATAGCCTGTGGGCGCGCAAGGTCAAGATGATTGAGCAAACCCCAGGTTTGAGCGTCTGGCGCGGGGGTGAAACGTTCGCGGATATTGGCGGGCTAGACCGCCTGAAGCGTTATCTCACGTGCATTCTCACGTCTGGCAATACCAAGGTGGGCGCGCTGGGGTTTGTCGACGAGATTGAAAAGGGACTCGCGGGCGCCACCGACGGGGGCGGGGACTCCGGAGTCAGCAAAGACCAGTTGCAAGTGTTCCTGAAAGTCATGCAAGATTACGACATCCCGGGGATCCTACTTGTCGGCCATGCTGGCACGGGGAAAAGCCAAGTCGCGAAGGCAGCGGGCAATCTGGCAAACGTGCCGGTCGTAGCGTTCGATTGCGGAGCCATGAAAGCGGGCATAGTTGGCGACTCCGAAGCCCGAATCCGGGCAGCGATGGATATTTACATGAGCGTGAGCAACCGCCAGGGCATGATCCTTGCGACGTGCAACAAGATTACCAGTCTCCCGCCGGAGTTGAGGCGCCGTTATACAATGGGGACCTTCTTCTTTGACCTTCCGACGGCGGAGGAAAGGGCTACGATCTGGCCTATATGGATCAAGCGGTTCAGGTTGGACCCGCAGCAAGCCTTGCCTGAGTGCAACGGATGGACGGGGGCGGAAATCAGGGCATGCTGCGACGTGGCGTTTCGGGCCGGGCTGTCCCTGGTCGATGCCGCCGACAATGTTGTCCCGGTGTGCCAGTCTGCCCCGGAGGCCGTTGAGGCACTGCGCAAGCTCGCGCATAATCGGTTCCTCAGTGCCAGTCTGCCCGGGAAATACCGCTACAGTGCCGGTGAGGCCGTCGGGGCGGCGCCAGTAGGCCGGAAAATCACAACCCAGGATTAACTATGCCATGCGATAGCATTAGAACGATTAGCGTAGACCTTTCCAGCGTCGGGCGGATTAACCCGGATTTGATGCTGGCGGCGCTGAACGATCTGCACCTGGGCGCCTTTATCCGCAGTGTGGACAAGGGGCGAATTCATTTTGGCCGGGGAGAGTGGATTGACGTTGCCACCGGTCAAAGCCAGTTCGCGAGCAGTCGCGACGTAAACGAGATCAAACAGGCTTATGGCGCCGCTGTAGTGAGAGATACCGCGAGGCGCTTTGCGCGGTTTGGGTGGGTAACAAAACAGGTTGACCAGCCCGCTTGGGCAGTGAGGAGGGTGTCATGAGCGCGCCTATCTGTTTTGAAGTCCGCAAGCCTGGGGGCGATATTCTCCGGATCCAAGTATTGGAAGATGGCAGAATCCGGACCGATACGGGGATCATATCCGGACCGAATCACGCCAACGCTGAAGCGTTCTTGCGGGAACTGTCACGGCTGGCGGGCGGGACCACTGAGATCAAGCTTAAGGGCACGCATGCACACATACACGCGGCGCTAGAGGCGCACGCGTCGGACGGTCACACACACTAGGCGCCAACAGTGGCGCGCTACCTGCCCGGAGCCCTGAGGTAAGCTGCGGGCAGTAGGCGCGTCAGTGTTAAAACGACACTGGCCAAGTTCACACTTAACCAAAAGGATCAAATCCAATGCAGACAACACTCGTAAACATAGACGACCTCCGGAATAGCTACCTATTCCGGCTTTCAATCCACCGCTGGGGTAACTCAGCCAAGGCTACCAACGGGAACGCAGTGAGGGAATACATCCGACTCTTGAACCTGCCCGAAGGGGAGGATGAGAGCACGGATCCCGGGCAACCAGTTTCCAGCGTCCGGACGGCGGGCGCCGTTGACAAGTGCAAGCACACAGTCAGACTCATGGACAGTCAACCGATAGATTACGTCAATGATTTCTTGAACGAAATCAAAGACAAACTGTGTGGGAAGTATCGGGGGCGAATGCAGCCAAGCTTCATTCAGGAAGGGCTGTTCCGATGCCGGAAGGACATTGTCACGGAAGTTGAAGAGCTTCTGAAAGACGCCCTGGTTCAGCTCGAAACCAAGTACCGCCCGGCAATCGTGGCGGACTGGCAGAACGCCAAGCGGCGGGCGAAGGACACCCCCGTCAAGAAGGGCGGACTTGGGCCGTTGTACGTGGAGAGTAACTACCCTGGCGCAAGTGAAGCGGCCAGCAAGTTCTCCCTCGACTGGGAATACTTGGCAATCGGCGTGCCTGAGGATCTTCCCGCGGAGCTGCGGGCTGAGAAGGTCGCGGAGTTCGAACGCAAGCTAGTGAACGCGGCCGATCAGATGCGGGAAGCGTTGCGGGTGAGCTTCGCCGAGTTGGTTGATCATCTTGTGGAGCGCTTGACCGTGGAGGCGGGCGCCAAGCCCAAGATCTTCAAGGACACGCTTGTGGCGAACGTGGAAGACTTTATCGCGACGTTCAAGGACAAGAACCTGGGCGATGCCGAACTTGCGGCGCTGGTAGAGAAGGCGCAAAAGATCGTCAAGGACACCGACCCGGAAAAGCTGCGCAAGAACCTGAACGTGAGAGACCAGATCGCGAACAAGTTCCGCGAAGTTCAGACCGCCCTTGACGGTATGATCGTAGACCGCAAGTCCCGCAAGTTCGATTTGTCGGAAGACACCGAAGCCGCCCCAGCGGGCGAGGCTGTTGCAGCATAGGGACGATCCTCCCTTGGTTGCCAGACACACAAGCCCGGGAGACCGGCCCGGGCTTTCAGTCTGGCCACAAAGGCCAGTCAACGGAAAGGATCACTATGAGACGGAACACAAGCGAGAAACTCACGGCGGCACGTGCCGCAATCGTGCGGTGGGAGCGCAAGCTACGCTTCGCGGCGGGCAAGCTCCAACGGTACCGTGCCCAGGAAGCGCGCCTAGTGCGGCGCCAAGCGTCGGAGATTGCCGCGACGGTCAAGGGAGCGGCCGGAACGGCCGGGCGCAAGTTTGACCTCGGAACAGCCGAGGCGGACACCCCGAAAGTTTGAATCTTTTTTTGCCGGGCGCCGTCCGGGGGCGGATCGGCGGCGGCGGTACTTTAGCAACCCTTGAAACAATCAAATGAACTACCTGCTTAGAATTTTGAAGCGCGGCGCTGCTGCGGTGGTCCTGGGCGAGTACACCTTGATCACGTACAACGATGGCACAATGACAGTTCGGAAGTCTCCGGGCGGATTGATGGGGCCGACGGTAAAGATCACGCGCAAGGGCCTGAGGGAGATCCTTAACTGGATCGACATTAACGAGAACTTTTCATGAAGACCAACATTAGCGACGAAGAGTTTGCCAAACGCATCTATGACGCGGGTTTCTTTAGGTGCCCGCACAACCGCACCATTATCATAGGAGGAACCAATAACGACGACAAGGTTCTATGTCCTTGCGGTGGACTTCACTGGCGGATGAGATTGGAGCGGGCCAGTGCGGAAGAGTTTGTCAGCTACGAGAAAGGCAAAGCATTTAGGCGATAGGAAGAACAACACACAACAACACAATAGAAAGGATCCAAAACATCATGACAGCAAAAGTGGTATTGAGCAGAGACAAAGACTGCAAGGGCAGTGTCCGGTTCGCTACGGACGACGACAAACAGCCAGTAACGAATGTGTACGTGTCGCGAGCGCTCAAAGGCGTGAACGAGGCGACCACGATCACGGTCACGGTGGAAGTGCCGGAGCCACCGGCACAGAAGGCGAGCTAGTCAGTCTTGCGCCGATTGCCCTTGCTTCTTTGCCGTGCGGCTTGGCTCTTCTAGTGTCGGGAACCTCCGACGGGGCCATAGTGCGAGGCGGGAAGCGAGGGCACCGGGCGCCAGAGTGGCGCACACCCAATGCCAGAATATCACGAACACCATTACGGCCGCACCATTGATGCGAATTGCCTAGCTCCCTGGTGGCAGTCTGGGACATCGCAGGGATGGTGCAATGGTTGGGTGGACACACGCGGCAAGCGCTGGGACAAGAAAGCCAAGCGCTGGGTCCGCATCACGAGACGCAAACAAACAACCTGAAAGGATCAATACCATGTCACAACCCCAAACTCGAAAAGGTGTCCTCTTCATTGAGGACGACGCACGCGCTAAAGCGTTTCTTGCCTATCACAATCGCCTCGTCGCGCTTCAGCCGGTGGCAGGATACCCCCGGGTGTTCTGCTTCTGGTCGGATGCACAGAATTGGATCATGGCGGCGCACTTCTACGGGTATCCCGATGCCCGCGACAACGGGTACACCGTTGTCCTGCTATCGCAAGCCGAGTTCACCAAACTTGAGGCGGCGGAGTGGTTCAAGACGTTCGCCAATGCGCAAGGTAACGGCCCTTGTTTCTGTCAGTGGGTGAAGAGCGACCCTGAGAACAACTGAGATTTTGCTGCGCGAGGAAAGGATCCAATACCATGCCAAAAGAGATCGCCATAGTGTACGTGTTCCGCAGCGAAAGCACTCCGGACAAGTTTTATCAAACTCTCGTTTACGTAGACGGTACCACGTCTTGTGAGTGTCCCGGCTGGAAATTCAAAAGGAAAGTGACCGCGACCGGAGAGCGCACCTGCAAACACGTGAGGGACCACGAGGCCGGGCTTGCGGAGACGCACGCAACAAGAACGGTGCGCTACGCTGAGATCGTCAGTGTGGCGCCAGTGCGCCGCAACCTGCCGCGCCTTGCGGTGCCGGGCATGACACAACCGAATCTCAGCGCCCAGGCAGCCGGGCGGCGCCGCGTGTTCGATTTGAGGGAGGATTAAGTGACCATGCCCAAACACTTTAACATCATTGACGATCAGACGGAGGCTAAAGCGCTTCTAATACGTCACGACCAACTTACAGGTTTAGCGCCGCGTCCAGGGTCCCGCCGGGCATTCGTGATGTGGCGAGACCAGAAGTCCATCTATATTGGTATGCACTTCTGGGACATGGCCGACCCAGGCAGTAACGGCTATCAGGTCGTCATCCTTTCAAGAAAACATTACAGTGCCTCTGAAGCCATGCACGTCTTTCAGCACGTAACGGGCTACGATTCCGGAGTGCGACCACAACACTTTGCATGGGTGGATCCTGATCGACAAAACCGCAATTGAATCACCACATTCTGCGATAACTTATGATTAGACCGGACAAGTTCGCAATCTACCAGGAAGCCAACGCACTCTTTCAGGAGCTGCACGGCGACAAACCGTTGCTGCCTTACGGAGCGTGTCTCTACTGGGCACAAGTAACTCTGATGACGCTTACGCGCTTTGGCCTGTACCCCTGTCTCCAGGCAGGCAGTATGCTGTGGCGCATGGTGCCGGACGCTTTAGACGATGGGACAAGGGATACGCATTACGGTTTTGTGTGGTCTCCTGATTCAGCGCGAAGCCGGGCACAGATAGCGGAGGGCGGGATGCCGGAGATCCATATCTGGTGCGGTTTGGTGCAGACGCAGGAGATCGTTGATTTCTCAATCGGCGGTTTGATGGAGGGTGCGAAGCTGCGCGGCCTAAAGTGGCTGGCCGAGCCTCCGCCCCTTTATCTCTGGTGCCATACCAGCGCGGTACCGGAAGCGGCAAATTATGATCCGAACAGGGAAGCCACGCTGTTGGCCATGGAAAGCCTACTGAAAATGTCGAATGAGGAAACTGCATGCCGAGACGCTTACGCCATCTGAATGGCTGGCGTTGTGTGAACGGTCAAAAAAGGGCGAGGTCCGGCTGGTGGATTGGGCGATGGTCAACAACGCGGACCGACGAGTGAAATACTACGACCTGACAGAACCCAACATTGCCGAGGATGGAACACAGGAAATGCTATGAATAGAGGCGAATATCACAATTGGGACGGGCACTTTAAGTGGTGGACTATCGGGCCATTGACGATCGAAAAAAGGAAGTGGCACGGATGGTTTCTGCAATGGCAAGACGGTAAAAGACATTGTGTATGGAGGCAAAAATGAGACTGCCACCTGTTGTAGTAACGCGTCATGCCGCGCTCGTCGCATTGTTGCAGGAACGCGGTATCATCAAGGACGACTCTGTCTCGGTGATAGCACATGCGACGCCAGCAGACATTACAGGACGCGATGTAATCGGTGTTCTTCCCTTGGCGCTTGCGGCCTTGGCGCGCTCAGTCACCGAAATCCCATTGAACCTATCTCCTGAAATGAGGGGCAAGGAATTGGACTTGGACACGTTGCGCAGGATAGCTGGGCCAGCGGTCGCATATCGCGTAAAACGGTTGTGTGCCCTGTAAGCCAGACTTCAAGAGGACGTTGAACAATGAAAAGAACCCCACAGTACGAATTGGAAGGCGGCGGGATGGAGAACGTTTTCAACCTGAGGACCGAGGAGACCCAGGATGGGGAACGCTTGCGGCGTGAAGCTGAAGAGCGGGAGCGCGCCCGGGAGGAAGCCGCACAACGTTTAACCAAAGAACAACCATGTTTGCTATGAGCTTTGGGCGCATTCTAACGTGGCTTTGGTGGCAGGTAGTCATACTGCTGCTGGCGTACTTCGCATTGATTATTCTTAGCGCGGCTTACCAACACTGGAAAGCCAACCGCACGCTTAAACCCGCCCGGCGGTTCTCCGACTGGGCATTGAGAAGGATACTGAGGAAATGAACCCACTCGAAGAAGCATACATCCCCGAGTCCGAGTACGAACTTATCCGCGCCGATGTCGTAAAGAAATGGCGTGAAGGCGTACCTGAGTTTCGCAACGCTTTTCCTGGCGCGACCGACGAAACCATCGAACAACTGGTCCGTGAGTTCGTGGACCGCGAGCGCGACATGGAACAATGGCGCAACGAGACTTACCAAGTCGGCTTCCGGCGTCATCCGGAGGGCCTTGTGGTCCTCAGCATCAAACGCAACGACAGGGAACCCTGTAATGACTGGCGGGATTTTCAAGCGATCAAGAATCAACTGGTCGGGCCGGAGTGCGAAGCAGTGCAGTTGTACCCGGCGGAGTCCCGGTTGGTGGACTCAAGCAACCAGTATTGGCTCTGGTGTGTTTCGGATCCGGCATACCGTTTCCCGTTTGGGTTCACTGAACGGCTGGTCAACGACGGCAGTGTGACTGTAGGCAAATCAAAACAGAGGCCGATATGACGCCTCACTACGACTACATCGTCATCGACGCAGAGATTTGTTACGCCATGTTTGCGCATGACGCAGAAGAAAACCCGGATGCTTACCTTGCCAGCGACCAACCGGCTAGACTCCTCGAAAAAGCCATCTGCCAAGGTTACCGTTGGGTTCGGACCGAGGACAGCAAAGCGATCTGGGAAAAACAGAAGTAACTTTGTGCAGGGCACCCGGCTCTTGGCGGCTGGTACCCGCCACCGGGGCTTTGGTTTCCCCCGGGGATCCTGGCTGGGTGTCCTGCAATCTCTCAACCAGATTGATGTATTGACAGGCTGTTGGGTTCTGGTAGCATCGCGGTCGTGGCCACAGTTCTTGACGTCACACCCTACAAAGAATGCCCGCGTTGGGACCATTGCTCCGTGAATCATTGCCCGCTGGATCCCAGGCAAGGTGAACGATTGGCCGATACGGGCGACAAAGAACAAAAATGCACCTTGGCAAAAACGATACGGGCCAGAATCGGATCCCAGTACGCAGACGCTTTGCCACTCCTCGGATTAACCCCAAATGAAGCTGCTGCGCAGCGCAGATGGGCAAATCTTAGTGCGTCTCAGAGAGAAGCCATACGGAGTAGAGGTAGAGACGCCCTCGCGACCCTCCGTACCCAACAAGGGACTAAATGAACAAATCCAATCTTCCACCTGAAGTCCGCGCTTATTTCGTCCAGTGGGGCCGCAAAGGCGGCAAACGCGGCACCCGAGAACAGAAATCTAAAGCAGGCAAAGCAGGCATTCGCGCCATGCACAAAAAGCTGGCCGAAAAAGCAGGAGTTTTTCTGCCACCCCCCGAATCAGCACCAAACGACAGAAATACACAAGCAACAACATCAACACCAGTAACAACATCCAACAATAATCCGGCATGAACGACCAAAGCATGGGCAGTAGTGAGGCGCCCCTCGAAGTCCTCGCCCCATCAGCGGTTGAGGCAGTCACCCGCGCAGAGGTAGACATTTCCATCGCTACCGCACGCAAATACCCCCGCGAACTGGCCCGAGTAAAGGCCAAGATGATGAGCTTCGCCACTTTGGATGAAGAGACCGCAGAGTCCTGCTTCTACTCTCTGCCCAGAGGCGGGAAGTTAATCCAGGGACCAAGCGTCCGGCTGGCTGAGATTGCGGCATCGTGCTACGGCAATCTCCGGGCAGGTTCGCGTATCATTCAATCCGTGGTCAACGGTGAGAACCCGCACGTGGTTGTCCAGGCAATCGCTACCGACCTTGAGAACAACATCACGGTCAGCATGGAGAAACGGCGCCGTATCACAAAAAAGAAGAGCAAACTCGCCATCGACGAGGACGACATCAATCTTGCTACCAACGCTTGCAGTGCAATCGCCTTTCGCGACGCTATTTACAAGATCGTCCCGCTGGCCCTAATCAAGCCTGTGTTCGAACAGGCCAAAGCTGTGGCCATCGGAACGGCCAAATCTCTTGTGCAACGGCGTGCCCGGGCCATCGAAAAGTTCAGCAAGATCGGGGTCACCACCGAACAACTACTCGCTAAGGTGGAGAAGAAAACAGTGGAAGAGATTGAACTCTCGGATCTTGAGGTTCTTTTTGGCCTGTTTACGGCCATCAAGGACGGGCAGGAAGGGTGTTCCATCGAGGAGATTTTTGCGCCCGTGAGGCCCGCAACCAAAGCCCCGGAGATTCCCGGACAACCGAAGCCGCCGACTCAGGAGACGAAAAAAACGGCGCCCGCTGTCGTGACATCCACAACACCACCAGCACAGCAGCCATCCACCAATGCGCCACAGGACAATAGCGCTAAAGAGAAGGTCGAACCCTCCGACGAGGAAGCTGAAGCCGCCGCGGGTCTTGCGCCAGCATCGCAAACGCAGACCACAACTACGACAACAATAACAATGCAAGTCCCGACACCGGCACCGGCTGAACCTGCCACACAGTCAGAACCGGCTGCGCCATTCGTGCCGAACTCGAACGAGAGTGATGAGCTGCAAAACGTCCGCTTGATGATGCACAAGAACGGCGTAAGCGAACCCCAGGTCATGAACTGGGCGCATGAAGTGAAGCTGGCCAAGCCGGAACAGCGGAAGCTGACTGAACTAAGCACGGCGAAGTACAACCAGATGCTGAAGACGTGGCCGAATATCCTGCCGAAAATCAAGGAACAACCAGCGTTCTAACCCTTTCGCGTATCTTTATGTTCAGTCTAACAGAAAAACAGCGCATTGCGGCAGAAATCGAGAAGCTACTATTATCACTCGATCACCCGGAAATGCCTAAAGAGAAACCGCTATTCCATCTTCATGTGGACGGGAAAGAAGCGTGGTCGTGGGCGGACATCAAACCCAACTGGACTTTCGCTGAACTTAAGCCGAAGACAAACCCTTGGAATGAACAACCCAAGGAAACGATGATCACCAGCATCGCCAGCATCAGGCACATCGACTCCAACAACTGAGTTCTGACCCTTTCGCGTACTATGAACAAGGGGAGCCCGGTCTCCTAGGAATGGCCGGGCTTCCCAATTCTCCTTCTCTCACCATGACAACCGTGATTTTCCACAGCGCCGATTACGACGGCATTTTCTGCCGTGAGATTGCCCGCAAGTTTTTGCCAGAGGACACCACGTTCATTGGGTGGAACTATGGAGATCCTCCAATTCCAATCCCGACCGAGGGTGACGTTTACGTTATGGACCTGCCAACTGACAAACCTTTTGGCTGGCCCATGCCATTGATCTACTTACTGAACCATCGGCGGCTGGTGTGGATCGATCACCACGCCAGCGCTATCAAGTCGCACCCACCGGACCTTGTTGGCTATCGCATCGACGGCGTGGCCGCGTGCCGTCTGGCGTGGCAGTGGTTCACAATAAATTCGGTTCCACAGGACCAGGAATTGCCGCGCAAGGAGAAATATCTTGCATGCGAAGTCGATGAACCCCTCGCGGTGCAACTCGCCGGGGAGTACGACGTGTGGGACCGGAGCGACCCGCGGGCAGAAACGTTCCAGTATGGATTGCGCATTCAAAAGGACATCGCATGGGATATGCTGCTGTCACAGAACACCGGGTACACGGATGCCCTCGTTAAAGAAGGTGAGATTGCCCAGCGTTACGCGCAGAACGTTGACGCTTCCATTGTCACAACGCGTTCGTTTATCATCGAGTTTGAAGGGCTAAAGTTCCTGGCCCTGAACACGGCACGTTGCAACTCTCTGGCGTTCGCGGCAAGGGATGTGCCGGAGACTGGGCATGACGCGCTGATGGGTTTCTTCTTCAACGGCAAGGAATGGATTGTGAGTCTCTACCATGCCCGCCACCGCACCGATCTGGACCTGTCCGCCATTGCAGTGAAGTACGGTGGAGGCGGGCATAGGGGCGCGTGCGGTTTTCAGGCTTTGTATCCATTCTGGCTCCCGCCAGCGAATCGCATACTGCTTGGGTCAACGTGAACCGCCCGAAACCAAACCATGAATCTGCTGGCCTATCGGGATCCGGACACTGCGCGCATCACCGATGCGTTGCAGGCGCATGCCGATCTGCACGTCCGACTGCCCTTTCAAACGCAGCGACGACTGATCCGGGAGCACGTCTCCCTCCGGGACTCAGGCGCTACCCTTGATGAACTCGTCCGCGCCATCCACAGGGCATACGACCTTGTAGCCCAAGAACCTGAATACGAGATCTAAAATGAACCGACAGCCCCTCGACCAAGACGACGAACGCCTGGGACTAATCTCTGCCAGCGATAACGCAGGCTGGTCCTGTCCCGGCAAGAAAAAGCTGTGTGCGACCCTCCCCGCCGAGGTATTGTCTTCCCCGGCCGGGCCGGACGCTGACGAAGGCACGCTGATCCACCAAGCCTTCGAGACCGGTAACACGCTGCCGTTGTCCGAGGAACAACTGGAGGTCTACAACCAGGGTCTTAAGTTCCTCGACCAACTCGTCCAGGGCTGGATGCGGGATTACAACCTGCCCGATTGCGAGGAAGGGCCACGCGAAGAAAGGCTATGGTACCGGCACCCTGACACACTCGAACCGCTGACCAGTGCCAAACTGGACCGGCATTTCTGTTCTCAGGATGCGGCGTTGATCGTGGATCTGAAGAGCGGTTGGGTGAAGAAACTCGTGCCTTCGCCGCGCTCGACACAACTGCGCGTGCAGGGCGTTTGCCTCTGGAAAGAACGTCCCGAGATTCGGCGCCTCCGTGTGGCGCACTGCAAGGCCCGGTTGAAGGTCGGCGCAGGGGACTATTGCGATTACACTCTGAACGACCTGGAGAACGCAGACCGGCATATCATGTACCACCTGTGGCAGATGGAGCAGGAGGACGCGCCGCTGATCCCCGGGCCGCACTGCAACTATTGCCCAGGCAAAAGCTACTGCCGGAGCGCGGGCGCGTACTCGCTTCTGCCGTCGGTCATTGCCGATGGCGCAGTGAAGAAGGCCGACATCGAAGCGGCTGTTGACAGGATGGTTGGCGCAGACCTGAAGCGCCTCTGGCAATCCAAGAGCATCGTGGAAAAGATTCTGGACGCCGTTGTCTCGCGCTTGAAGAAGATGCCACCAGAAGAACTCGCCGCCCTTGGACTCAAAGTCGGAAAGGGCCGGGCACTGGATCCAATCGTGCTGGTCAAGGAAGCATTCGAATTCCTGAAAGGCGACGGATTCGAGGAGGACGGTCTTTGGGCCTGTCTGTCCATGGGCAAAGAGGATCTGGCGAAGTTCGTGCGAGTGCAGAAGAACCTGTCATCAGAGAAGGCAGCGAAGGAATGGGTTCGGAAGGCGCTGGATGGATTCATTGAGCCCAAAGAAAGTGCGGGGAGCATCGAGGAGTTGTGACGACCACAATTCTCGTTAATTTGGGAAACGGGCAGGCGCTTCAGATGCCGTTCAGACGCGTTCGACGGGACGGTAACGTGGTGCACCTCGGCCTGTCGCAGTGGGTCAGATTATTGCGCGTCGTTAAAGACGACGTTAGCACCGTCACATTCTCCATCGACGGCCAACCGGTTCAGTTGAAGGTGAAGTCCAAACCTCATGAGCGAAGCGCGTGACCTCATTACCGAGTTTCAGCAGGGGCAATACGCTGAACAGCGGGCCTCTGGTCAACCTCTCCCGTGCGTCTGTATCATGGGACACCAGGACTTTGAAGCTTTCTGCGGCTGTCTGGAGGCGATGTATTCACTAGCTCCGACACCAAACGCCATGCAGGCGGGAGCCATGGCACGATGCAAGCCCGGCGTTCTCTTCTTCAACGGGGTCACTATCTACGTGAGCTACGCCAATGAAAAGGGCATGGTGTTCGGCGGACTGGAAAGGGGCTGATGAAGAGACGGTATTTCCTGAGACAAATCCTCGGCGCTTCGCTGGTGCTGTCCACCGGGGGAATCTTTCTTCCAGCGGCGCCCAATGGTTGGGTCAGGTCAAACAGAGGCATTCTGTGGATGCTAGACAACTGTGGGCCACTACCGGTTGGGCCTTTGGACTTGGACGAAATCTTTCGTGCAATATACGCGCTCAAACGTGCCCGGGAGTTCCACGTGGAACAATGATCATCACCGAAGCAGAATACCTGAGGATGCTTGCCCGCTTAAAGGGCAACGCCCGGCCTGAGAACATTCCAGATGATGGTGTTGAAGAGGAAAGCGACCTGCACGAGTTCATCATGGCCGATTGCCGCGCTAACGGCTGGGGGTATATCCATTCCAGGATGGACAAGAAATCCACGATCAACGAGGGCGCCGCAGACTTCATTATTTTTGCGGACCGCGGCCGGGTCCTCGTGATTGAATGCAAGTCGCGCACCGGGAAGCTGCGCCCGGCTCAACTTGGATTCTCAATCCAGCTCGAATTGAAGGGCCACACAGTCCACTGCATCCGCAGCAAGACCGAGTACCTCGCCCTCGCGCATCCTACGGCTTCATCGTCGCCTTGACGGCAGCGCCGACCGCAGCAGCCACAATGTCCGACACCTGATTCGTCTGCCCGCCCTCCTGTACAAGCGACCCTACGGTTGCGCCTTGGGTCTTGTCGGTCTGGGTTGCCTTCCAGTTCGTGAGGGCCGACTTGCCCGAGAAGAACGTCCAAGCCGCTGCTTTCGTGGTAATCTCCCGAGACGGGTTGTTCGTATTGCCGTTGTCATAGCTGACGTCCGTTTGTTTCGTGCTGAAGCGAGCGCACCCACAGAGGGCGAACGCTACCAGAAGTGAGAATAGCGTTTTCACGGCGTTGTTCCGGTAACCACCGGTGCGGTTGGCTTGGTTTCGAAGGGGCGTTGGATCGCCTTGGCTGTGAGAGCGCCGATGACCATTACGACTTCATCCCAATCCAGCGGTTGTTTCACACCGGTTTTGACAGTGAGCCAGCACCAGTTGAACAGGACCGCCAGTACCACGAGCAGAGTGCACACGCGCATAAGGCTGATGCTGCCATCCGCTGAGCTTATCATGTCCACAAGCGACTTTTTCATTTGATTCCTTTCACTTAGTTCTACTTCTTTAGCAAGAGAGTGGCGGCGGCAATGATGATTTGCAGCAGCAACAACGAGCCGCCAATAACCAAGATGCGCCCCTCGATGTTGGATTTGAAGTTTTCCAACGCACGCACTCGTGCTTCCATCGTGTTCATCATTCGGTCACACAGGTCGCGGCTGGGAAACATGCCTCTCTCAGAATTTATTTGAGCCCGCAACTCATTCATTGAGTCCAAGCGCGATTCCATAGTACGCCGCGCCAGATCGAGTGCTCTTTCAGTATCTTTGAACTGAAGCAAGCGCAATTCGCGCTCTTGGCCCACCACTGATTCAACGTATTCCTTCAGGGTTACATCATTCATGCAATTGTCCGGTTCTGATTTCATTGCGTCAGCACCCGCAAATTGCGTGGTCCTGGCGGCGCACCCGAAAGGCAATAGAGTAGACCGACTGGGCCGTAAGTAAAGTTCCCCGGAGTGCCGTAGTTCACCCAAGCGGTCCCCGTGTTGCTATAAACTGGTGAGACGGCAGCGGCTTTGTCAGTCGTGGTAATTGCCGTCTCATAGCTGTACCACGCATCGCCCCCGGTGACTTCCTGCGAGGCTAGAATGTATTCCGTGTTCGGCTGGAGAATGACGGAATCCACCTGGGCGTAGGAAATCTGATTCGTTTCTCCGGCAGGCACCCAGGCGGCATCAGCGATGATTACTCCATCCGAGACTCGCACGAGCCGGAGCGTATGTGGATTCGTGTTCCCATCAATGTGGACCCTACCAAGGCCACGCACGTCCAACGGCCTTGCGCCAACCCGGAACTTCAATCCAACCCAGCCGCTGTAATTCGTGCGGAGCGTCCCCGGGATGAAACTCGTAATCCAATTCGTCTGCGTGCAAGGCACAGGTGGCGGCGGTTCACCGGGCACTGTGTAGCTGACTTCATTGGACAGATCAGATTCGAGACCGGAAGTGTCAGTTGCAGTGGCGACGAAGTAGTACGTGACGCCATTTGTTAGCCCGGTAACCACAGCATTCGTGACGTTGCCAACTGTGACCTTGCCCGCTCCGTAAGAGCCACTCGCTGTTCCGTAATAGATACTGTATCCCGCAATGTCCGGTCCAGGCGACGGGTCCCATGCCAACGTCACGCTATTGGTGCCCTGCTGGGCGACAACGGCAAACGCGATTAGCGCGAAGGGTAATGTCAGCCATCGGGTCACGGCGAAGTCACTTTGAGTTGCCCGTTGCCGAGCACGCGGACCCTGATGATATTCGACGGTTCGCTTTCCGCGATGTAGTTCGTGGGATTGCTGCGCGGGTCAGTGACCGTCACGTAGAGGTACTGATCCGAGGGTCGATTGACGGTCAAGGTGGCATTCGTGACTCCGGTTACGGTCGTGAGGACAGTGCCGGGCGGCGTTGCGTCAGGGCTCGTGTACACCTTGAACACGTAATTCGTCGGACCGTCGGCTTGCGCGCACGACCAGCCGACTGTGATTGGCACTGTGCCAGCGGCATTCACCGAGAATGCCACAAGGCAGACGACCGCGAGGACTGCGATTGCGAGTAGTTTTTTTATTGTTTTCATGACGTTTTCTTATTTCGGCTTTGAGTTCAGTTTGCGATGTTTCTCAACCAGGGCATCCATCCTGGTTTTGGTCTCGGCGTCAGATTGATGCGCCAGTCCGAAGAACAGAGATTTAAGGTAAAGTTTATCTTTGCGAAATTCCTGGTGCAATTCATCCAGGATACCGTCCAGGACCACGCTATCTTCGTGAGTGATATGCCTCATAGTTCGATTTCCTTCAACGGGGTAACTCCGGACTGCACAGCAAACGCCTTCGCGTCGGTAAATACGATGTCGATGGGCGAGTTGAATCCCTCGACAGCGACTCCAGTATCCGTGGAAGGATTCCAGACGATAACTGCATTTTTGTGCTGGCAAGGAATGTAGAGCTTTCCGTCAAGCGGACTCAGTGTGATACGGAATGGTTTCACATCAGCGTAAACAATCTCCAAGTTGAACACGTCAATGGCGCCCCCTGTTATGGCATCGCGCTTGTGGAGATTTCCATTGCCGCACACGATGTAAACTGATGTGTCCGTGGGATTGAATACTAAAGCGGCGGGAAAATCAGGAGTAACCTCGTAGTCGGTAATGGAAAGGTCCCATGGAGAAACAGTGGGGTCAAGTGGGCCGGGTGTGATAATCCTAGAATCGAAGGCTTGGCCACCCATATCTATGTGGAACATATTGTCGTTGCCATCAAAGTTGGCAACTTCAACTGATTCTGGACGAAATCCGGAATCACCCCAGGGGTCTCCAAAGTCGTCAAGGGTATTATCCGTTGGGTCTGTCAACTTCACTCGACCAGGAGTGCTGCCGCCCCCCCGTGCGCCCTCGAAGTAGAGATAATCACCGTAGACCTTCATGTGACCAACTCCCTCATGCGCATAACCGTCCGAAGCGGTACTCCAATAATCCTCAAAGAACGCATTCAGAGCGAAAGCGTCTGTGGCCACAAGCGTATCTGGGTCTACGGTCCAGATGAACTTGTTCGCTACTCCGGGATCGTAATCGCTGCACCAAGAGTAATCGTGGATCAATCCAACGTAGACAACTCCATTGCCAGCACAACAGGTGCAAGGACCGTAAAGGGGAGCAGCAATCTTGCCGTGGGCTTCCTTGGCTCCAGTCGTCGCGTTGAATCGGACGATGTAATTTTCGATGGTGCCAAAGATCTTATCGATGGGGTCGGGCAGGTAACATGCTTGATTCATTCCCATTAGACGATCTCCTTCAGCCCAACAAGGCTGGATTGAACTGCAAACGCCTTCGACGCGGTAAACACAATATCAACGGGAGAGTCAAATCCGCTTTTCCAGACCGCAGTCTCAGCGATTGGATCAAACACCACGATGCCATCCTTATTCTGGCAGGGAATATAGAGTTTGCCGTCGGAAGAACGATAGCGCAACCGAATCGGCTTTAGACCGGTCTGAGAAACCAACGCGTCCAAATCGAAGCCTGTGGATGTGTGGGCAGCAAAGTCGTCGATGCGCTCCAGCCATTTGCTGTCTCCAACCGCGAAAACCTTGGCTGCGTTCGCCGCATATTCAGTCGAAGAGGAAAAGTAAGTGGCAGCCCCGTAACCAGTCGAAGCCATAGTTGTGAGGTTTCTACTTCTAACGCGAGGATAGTAATTATCGGCGACGAAAATGGAAGTGCCATCCGAGGAAATCTGTTCCACCCATATTCCACTGGTTGCCGACGCGTATCTCCAGTCTGTCCCATAAACTCCAGCGCCAAACCCGGTTTTCTTGACCCAAACAATGTTGACGCCCTCGCCATCTCCGGGCAGCACATAGAACACTTTGTTGGCCACCTGGATGAACTGGTACGGCCCGTTCTGGTTGAGCATTGGGTATCCGCCAAGGTTCGTTTTGTAGACCTCCAATCCAGCTCCTAAGTCCAGCGTCGTTGGGTCTATGGGGTAAATGTCGTACCCCTCGTGATAATTACTATCTTCAGGATCGCGTGCCGCAGGGTTGTTGTGTCCGGCGGCGTAAGGCAGCGCGTCAACTAGCCCAAGATGCATAGATCCAACCATTGGCCACGGGGTCTGGACGTCACGGATGTACGCGCCGGTGCTGGCGTTGAACTCGATGATGTGATCCATTGATGTTCCCAGGATCTTATCGCTGGACGCCACGTAAACCGCCGTATGGAGAGGAGTGAAACCCACGGCCTCGCCCTGTGTGAGAGTAAATGTCTTTTGGCAGCCCATAGGTTCTACGCAAATCGGACTCGTGCGTTGCGGACTTTGATTGAATGGCCCTCAGCCGGAGTAGGAACGCTCCCGAGTACGTCCATCTCTGTGTCAGTCGCCGTCAGCGGAACGTCCACGACCGTCGTCACAGATGTAAGCGTGTCAAGCAGGTCGTAACTCACGATGTAATCAAAACCAACCAATAAGTCGATGACGTGAATTGTGAAATCGACACTGGTATAGCGGCTTTGTACGTGCTTTAACCCGTTCGCCGCAGCCCCCCAGGTAAGATTGTCCGTGAGCGTAACAGCCGTGTCGCTGTTCGATACGAACTCGACCGCGTTGGCGAGTGCCTGAGCGTAGGTGTACTCATTGGCCAACGTCACCGTGAAATCCTGTTCTCCAGCTACTTCAATTACCGCCAAGGCAAGGTCGTCCCAGTCATACCATAGGTAAGGTGACCTGGGCAGTTGAGTGTCGCGTATCAATTCATGGGTGACGGCGTCGTAGAGTCTCCGATAGGCGGACCATGGCTCCTCAAGCGGGTCGGGTGTTCCAGTGATGTGCTGCGTTGTGTCCGTTGTGGCCACGGATTGCAGGCCCCACGGCACGAACTTGGATGGCCAATCAAGGTTCGTCACCACCGCCTCGTCTCGAATCAGATTCAGCGCCGGATTGCCGCCGTTGTCGTCCATGCAAGGCGTGCAACTGAGTGGGTCCAGCTCCCAGCAGTACCCAATCAGACTGTAATTGCTGAGCATGAATACCGGTTCCCCCTCATCGTTCCAATAGCCTTGGTACGTGTAGAAGGCTGGGTCATTCAGGTCGCTCGGACACAAACCGTACAGGTTCTTCGCATGCATCTGGGTGACGTTGCCGTCGTCATCAATGATGGTCGTGCCTGACCAGATGTACTTTGCTTGGGCGCATCGGACAGCCGTGCAGAAATTATCGGTGGCGTACGTCGGAATGTCGCGGCCTTCGTACCAGCGTGTCAGCGGTGGCCAATCTGGCTTCCAGTAATAGTAGGCGTCACTGTCGGGGAATCGCACGAAAAGGCGCTGTTCGGCCGTCCCCTCGTACGTGACCTCGCGAAACAGCCGGTTCGTGTCTAAGAACCCGGGAAGACCATGTCGCGTGGCGAGGCGCGTGGTCGAAACGCACGTGAGGCTTTCCGCCCGCGGGTTGCCTTCTGGAATAACAGCTCCGCATGCGGTGTCAGTCACTCGAAAGGTGAGTTCTCTTTCACCGCCTTCGCTGGGCGTTCCGCTAATGAGTCCGCTTTCACTCATTGACAGCCCAAGAGGCAGTGTTCCGCCCGGCATCGTCCATGCGTAGGTTCCCATTCCCCCTTCGGCTTCCATTTGGAACGAATACGGCGTTCCAACGACAAATGGGTCGAGCGCTTCTGTCGTGATGCCAACGACGTTGATGTAGAAAGGAATCAGAAGGTAGGCGCCAGTCGCATCAATAACCCGGAAAACCGGCGCGTAACGCCCTGGGGTCGTCGGCGTTCCACTGATGACGTTCCCAGACAAGGTCAACCCAGGCGGCATCACTCCTGCCTCCCAGATGACCATGTAGGGTGGTGCCGTTCCGGTCACATTAACAACGCTCTCGTACGGCTCATCCGCACAAGTGGAGCATCCGCCCTCCAGACTCATGGTGGTGACGTCTGCCTCGCCAGACCTGGGATTCTCCAGGTGGATCAAATCCAGCGCGTAGCCGAGGGCAATCCTCATACCACGTAAGCGACAACCGACCCACTCGCCAAAGTGATCGCCGTAAAGTATCCGTAGATGCTCATGCCCGGCAGCATCGTGATCCCATTGAGGGTGCCACTCATCATGGGCACTCCCGTATCAACGCCCGTCGGGCTCAGGCGGTTACCAGCCGTCAATACCGTGAAACTGCACGTGGTAATACAATAGATGACACCCCAGGACCCTTCGTGGGCGGCGATGTCGTTGATGAAGTCGGCGCCCAGTTGGCCGACGCTGGTTGCGATAGGTGATGCCTTGCCAATTAACATATCGTGGCCTTTCTTTGAATCAGTGGCGGAACCCGCGCAAAGTCAATGCCAAACGCGCTCGGCGCCCAGTCACTCCGCCTTTGCGCGCTGCCGCCCGTAGCCGGTCCCCGGGGATGCGCTTGCCTTTCTTGACGTGCATCGACGCTCGCAGGGCGCCCGGGTGTTTGATTGCCGATTTGATCCAGTAACGTCCGCTCACGGTCGCAAGCGTAGCACGCGAACGAAGCCGCACTGAGAGCAAACACGTCAACTCCCTTCTGGCGAAGCGGTAACCTGGACCTCACCGCCAGAAGTGGCTGGTGACCCCGGTGTCGTCTGGGGTCCCGCGACATTCACCTGGACGGCGAGCGTCGGCGGTAAATTCCGAGGCTTTTCCGTCGAAATCTTCGGCGCCGTCTTCTCCGCCAGCGTCATCATCTGATCGGACAGCTTCGCGTAAGCTTCGGCCGCTTTGGCCATCATGCCGACAGCCGAGACGCGATCTTCAGCGGGTACCTTCTCGTCCTCCGCAATCTTGCCGACAACTTCCATCGCCTTTTCAACTTGTTCGATGCAGTTGAAACTCCGCACCAGCAGGATGCGGCCGGTGATTCTCATGTTCAGGAATCGCCCGAATTCCTGGGCCGCTCGCAGCTTTGCCAAGCTCCAGCCTTCTTTTCGCAAACCGAGAGTCTTAATGGCCCGGGTAACGATGCGGCTCGGTGCCTCCACGGGGTCGGTGGCAGACGCGTCGAGGATGTCAACATCGCCGAATGTGATCGGCGGACCTTGCGTTGATGCCCGATATTTTGCTTCCAGTTGCTGAACCCGTTTCGCAAGCGGGATTGGTTTGCCCACGAACTCTTCCGGCGCATCGGGCTCGCCTGGAACCGGGGCAGTCACTTCTGGCTGTGCTGTAGTATCTTCTTCCATCCGTGTGGCGCCTCTTCGCCAAGTTCGTCTTCTAACCAGCAAGTTGCCGCACTATAGCGGCTTTTGGAAGGCAAAAAGCACCAGCATCCCATGTCGCGCAATTCCTTTACCATCGGCGTGCCACAGGTGCGGAGCTTCGCGTAGTACACGGGACAGGCCCGGCACGCCTCAAGGCGGGCTTCCCGTACATCGGCAGGGACTGTCGGGTCTGGTGTACGCCAGATGTCCAACCACAGGGTAAAGGCCCGCCAGATGCGTTTCCAGGCCGCGTTTGACGTGACGTCCGAGAACGCCGCCGCCACGACCAGCGCGACGAACAGGCCGCTCCATTCGGCCACCTTAATACGGCACTGAGACAATCGCGCTTTCACGTTTCTTTCGCACGTTCATGAAGACCTGTTTGTTGAGTTCAAAATAGCACTCTGACTGGAGCACGTACCGCATCGCATCGATAGGGTGCTTGTGCGGGCTACCCTTCTGAATCACTGCCAACTCCGATTTACCGCGTTTCACGCTCTTGATGGCGTTGATGCAGATCGGGCATCGGGCTCGGTTTAGGAACAGACGATCCTCCCATAGCAACCTCCGCATCAAATCCACACCGGCCCTGACGCTGCCGGGCGAACGTTCAGCGCCTTCAAGCCGTATCCGGCCGTCGCTCATCTCGTGAATGAGTTGGACGTAGTACTTGTGCGATTCCAAATCCTTCATGTCGAACACACTGCGGTCGCTCCAGTGCTTCCAGCCAACATGCTTCCCCACCATTCCCTCCCAAAAATCCATCTTCCGCAGCATTGCGTTGACAAACTCTTTAAGGTCAACATCTTCCCCGATTACAGCCAACTCATCGAGCACCTTGAACGCCGGTAAGCCGTTGTATTCCGGCAGCCTGGGGAAGAATTTCTCCATGATGACCGCGGCCGAGTTTGTCCCGCCAGGGTCCCACCCGGTGTAAAGTTCGATGCAATCCGCCTCCGGAAACATCATCTCTGGATCCGTGTTGGTTGGGGTCTCTTCTTCACCGACAACGTGGTAAGCCGGTCTGAAGACGCGATGAAAGATCGCGTCGGCCGAGGCTGTTACCCACTTCCCATAGAAATAGCGGGCCAGGAGATCCTCATCGTGTGAGAAATCCGCCATCAAGCTGGCCTTTTTATCGGGCGACATCGCGAAATTGTCATCAACGGTGTACTCAATCAGCTTCAGGGCCTTTTGCAGGGGCAAGAGCGACGCATCCACATCGCGTGCCGTCCGGAACTCGTACCACAATTCGTAGATCCAGGATTCTGTTCCCTCATCGGATGGATTCGTGTCGCACAGGAGCAGATGGTCTTCTTCCCTGAGATGCAGCATCCGGAGGCACTGTTTCATCGCGTCGAACGTGTTCCGGGATTTGAACTTCGACAGTTCGTTGATGAAGATCATGGAATACCGCTTGCCTTTGTAGCGGCCTTCGACCTCGTCTTCGTTCTTCAGCGAATCCAACTGGATGCGGCTCTCGTTACCGAACTTGTTGAGCACTGAACAGGCAGGCTTCTTGGTGACGTTCTGGACATAGGGCTTTTTGACCCACTCCATGCCAAAATTTCCGTCGATCCATTCCGGTAAAATCGTCTCAATCAGATCGATCCAGACCCCTGAGTCCAGGCCGACGGATTGCGTAAGGGTCAGTACCACGATGTTTCCCCGGTCCGTGTTCCATGCGTGCTGGGCTATCGTATTCAACGCTGCAAGGGTCTTTCCACTCCACCGAGGTCCACTCAAGAGAATGAGGTTTTGGAAGGATGGCTGGCACGCTCGCATGGTCTCCCACTGCTTTGGGAAAAGCCCGGGTGCCCATCTGCCCTCAGCGTCAACGGGCATACGATTTCGCTTGAAGTTTCACGCGAACAAGTCTTACGTGGCACTGTAACGGTACCCCGGCAGGCCGAAAAGAACATTCAACCTGACAATCGTATGGATGGAATGGCAATGGAAAATGAGGCTGGCGCTGCCGATAACCGGCTGAGTCTTGTTCCTTCGCAGTTCGGTGTGGAGGACTGGGAGGACGGCAAGAAGTACACCTTCTCCGAGGTCACCGTTCGTCAAGTTAGCCCCGGCGAATTCGAGGTTTTGAGTGCAACCCCCGGTGAAGGCCCGACGGCCGAAGCCGAAGGCGGGCAGGAAGAAGGGGAAGTTGGCGACTCGGAAGCTGTGGCGCCCGAACAGGAAGTTGCCGGGAACTACCCGAACCCCGCGATAGAACGGCTCATGAGGAAGCGCTAGGGGTCGCTTATGATCGATCCCAAGTACCTCAAAAAGAGAGGGGTCCACTCAGGCCCCTACAAGAAGATTTTCACGCTTGAACCCGCGGAGTATCCCCGGCGGATACGGGACCTCATCAACCTGATTTCGGCGCGGATGAAAGACACGTACGCACTGTGTCTGCGCGATCATCGCGCCTTCCATGCCATCGACATCGCCTACGAGACGCCGTTCTCCCAGACCACACCGACGTTCATCAATCACCTGCTGTCCAGGCACCTGACCGCTGAAGAAACTCTAAAGGAATTGGAGGCGCTTGGGCTCAAGAAGGAGGAGTTGTTCCTTAGTGTAGCCCTGCCTGACGGGAGGGAAATGTTACAGATTAACCCTCCCGTCTTCTACCAGATCTTCATTCCGATCACGAAGGCGTACTGCACTGTTCGGTTGGCCAAGATCTTCAACGAACGGAACCTTTCCCCCTTGCTGACCTACAACCCCCGGATCAACACCCAGCGGAACCGTGTTCTGTGCGAACTCATCACGGAGTTCGTCAACACGATCTCGATGTGGATGGGGTACCCGGCCGTCCTTCGGCAGAGCATCCAGCAGATGCTCAAGTATGGGATCTCGGTCGCGTTCCCACGCGAGGAATGGTATTGCGAACGCCAGGAAGTCGAAAATGCCAATGGGACAGTCGAAAAGGTCACGATGCGCGAAGGCATCCGCTACACCCATCCGCACCCGACTCGCATGGGATTCGACCTCCGGTACCCGCTGACGAGCCTCAATTCAAATACCGGTTGCGAATGGGCTTTGAACTGGCACGTCCTCTCCTACGGCGATGTTCTGGACAACCGGGACCTGTGGAACCGTAAGAAGATCGTGTCCGGCACCAACTGGTTCGACCATCCGCTCGCTGGTAATTACTTCAAGGAGATCTATCCGTGCGCGATGTCGTATCCCGAGATCGGCCCGACGGTTGGCAAGCGCGAGGACCGTGTTCTCTATGGCACCGGCGACCGAGACAAAGCCGTGTTCGTGACTGACTATTTCATGAAGCTCGTGCCGTCGCAGTGGGGTCTTGCGGAGTACAGCCATCCGGTCTGGCACAGGTTCACCATTGCTGGCGATGACACAGTCATGTGGTGTGCGCCGTGCGCTTACAGTCCGCTCTGGTTCATGGGGTACGACTACGATGAAATGACGGCGCGCACGTCGTCGATGGCTCTGGAATTGATCCCGTGGCAGGATCACATCGGCAACATCCTCTCGCAGATCATCCTGACAGCGAAACAAAACCTCGAAAACGTCACGTTCTACGATACCAACATGATCGCCTCGACCGAGATCGAGAAAATGAAAAATCTCGGTGAACTGCGGTATCGCTCTCGCCAATACCTCCCTTTCGACTCGATGAAATGGGCGCGCCAGGGACTGAACCCGAAAGACGCCTTTGCGCCGCTCGATCTGGCCAAGCAGAGCATCGTCGAACTACTCCAGGCGCTGCCGATCGTACTGAACATGATGGAGCGCGTTCTTCAAATCAGCGCGCAAGAGGCAGGCGCCGCGGCGTCACACCAGCAAAGCAAAGCGGAAGTGCTCCAAACCGGTAACGCCGGTACCAACCGCGTTGCGTTCACGTGCTCTTATGTCGATGAAGGAATCGACGCGTGGAAAGCTCAGCTCTATGACGCTGGAATGGCCTATGCAGATCCGAATTTCATGGCCCAGGTCTCCACGACAATACCGAATGTCCATCAGATACTTGAAGAGCTTGGCTTCGACTTCAACCATCGGCCCGGAGAAGAAAAACTCCTTGTGCACGGCAAGAAAAGCGGCCTCCGACTCGAAGGTTTTGCCGCCAGCAACCAGGGGCCTGAGCGCAATAAGAGCGCCGAGGTAGCGCAGATCATTTTCCAGGTGGTCGGCGCCATTGCCGGGCAGCCGTTGCTCGTGCAGGAGATTGGTCCGAAAGCGCTTATCTCTCTGCTCGAACAAGCGGCCATCATGGGCGGCGCGCCGAAAGACTTCAAACTTCAAACGATGCAGCAGGGCGAAGGGCAAGGTGGCGGTCTTACACCGATGATCACACAAGCCATACAACAGGCCCAGCAAGCGACCCTTCAGGCCGTTCAGGAGAAGGTCGGCCAACCGGCAGCGGAAGCGGTTGCCGAAGACAAGCAGAAGATCGCGGAGTTGGAAGCGGCTGTTAAGCAGCTCATGAAGATTTACGAAGTCGCGGCGCAGACGCAGGATAAGAACGCCATCGCCGCCCGGGAAGCTGCCACCAAGGAACAGATCCGCGAGAGCGAAGCCCAGGCCGAAGCGCGGCGCAAGCAGGAAAAACACGCCCTCGACATGCAGCTCAAGTCCGAGGAAGCGGCACTCGACATGCAGATCAAAACAGTCGAAAGCCGAACAGATCAGGCGATTGCGAAAGAGGAAGCCGCCACAAAACAGGCCATTGCGGCGAAATCTCCCAAAGCCGACTAACCTACCCGTTGGACGATTATACTTGCCAAATGTGGCGGTGACAGGTTTAACGTCCACATGATCGACTGCCAGCTAGAACCGTTGTCAGCCGAGGCTGATCGAGCCCTCCGAGCATGGCTGCGGCAACCTGCCCGCGAGGTTTTTGCCCGCGTCGTTGCCTCCCAGGTCAAACGTTTCCAGGCTGAAGCACTACACGATGCCGTTGATTCCAAGGAATATGGAGCGAAACTCGATGCCGCGAATGCGAAGTTACGTGTGGCCCAGCGCTACCAGATCTGCCTCGACGTCCTCAACGAAATGTTGGAACAGCGGGAGATATTCCAGACCGTTAAATTGACCTAGACCCGACTATGTTGCTCAAATCCAACATCTTACTTAGCCCGGATGATCCAGGGGCAGGGGCTGCGGTGGCAACTCCCCCGGCCGCGGCAGCACCGGCGCCGCCAGCAGGTGGCGAAGGGGCACCAGCCGCACCAAAGGAACCGGCCGACAAAAAACCCGCTGATCTCTCCGGAGTTGAGGCGTTTATGTCCCGGCATTTGGGCATCAAGATCGAGCCGTCCAAGAAAGACGAAAAAAAATTGGGGAAGCCTGAGGCTGGTGCAGCAACGGGAAAACCCAAAGCCCAGTCGCGCCCCAAGGTAACCCCCGTTGTCCCGCCCAAACGTGAAGCCGAACCCCTGACAGGCGAAAAGATCGCCGAAGCGGCCGCAGCGGGAGTAGCGAAAGCCCTGGGTAGACAGACCGGACCCGAATCGGGACCGAAGCCAGACGAGCCCACACCGCAAGAGGAACGTAAGGTGGCAGTCCTTACGAGGATGGAGAAGCTCTATGCGGAGAAGTACACCGGTCTGGCCGACAAATATCGAACCTCCGTCCGTAAACTGCGCGAGTACGCCGCGAACTGGGAGAAGGAAAATCCAGGGAAAGAATTCGATGAATCCGCCGAGGAACACGAGGAGTTTTTCGCTGAGAACGACATCGAATGGGATGACGACGATTACACGGAAGCTCTGGCAGACATCCGGACCGACAAGCGCCTGGAGGCTGAACGTAAACCACTCTCTGAAAAGCTCTCGAAGCTGGAGACCAAAGAACGACTGCGTGAAGCGACACCAATCATAAATCAGGAGCAAGTGTCAGCAGCCCGGCAATTCTGGTCTCGCCTGGGCGATGCATATAAAGACCTCGTGAATGAACGGGGTGTTGTGGATCAGGCTAAGCTGGAGGCGCTGCAAAAGGCCGATCCAACTGGGTTCGAATTACAGGTTCAGAGCGCTGTGGCTCTCGAAAACGAGACCGCAGAACTGTACAAACTTCTCAACGGCTTGACGGAATACGACCCCAAGAATGAGATGCACGTTGAGCTTGGCCAGTTTGCTGAAAAAGAGGAAATGCGCATCGCGGCCTTGCCGGACCAGGAAAAACTCGACGCCAAAGGAAGGGCATTTTTACCGGCCGCTGACTACTATAAAGTCCCCAAAGCCGAGCGGGAACGCTACTACTGGACGCTGTCCGTGGCCGACCTCGCGGCTCTTCGGGCAGCGGATAGAGTGAAAACTGCCAAGGAAAATATCGAAAAAGAGGAGGCAAAACACCGGCGGTGGGCTGAAGCGCGGGGGATCAAACTTGCCGAAAACAGCGCAGATAAGGGTCCCGGCGAATCTGGCGAAGGTGCAGGAGAACTCGATGAAACCGATGGGAAACCGCTTTCACCGACCGTCGGCGCGGAGTCAATTGTGGCTGCGACAGCAAAGGCCGCTGCGAACAACGACCCAAATCCACTTAGAGCTTTTGGCGAGCGCTTTCTTGGTAAACGTTAGTTGGGTGTAACGCGGCAGTAGCCGCACAACCAACTAACGAATATGAGTTTTGCTCTCAATGCCAATGCATTCGCGAAGTGCGCTCCCGCGATCTCGACCAACATCAAGCAGTGCGGATCGGTAACGATTTGTAGCGCCAAACCGATGACCGAAGGCGATCTCACCAGCGCCTATATGAAAACCGGTGAGTTCCGCGTGATGGAAGCGCTTTTCCATCACGACATGGAGATCAAGATGTGCGAGGCCGTCCAGAACGGTTTGTACGACTTCTTCATGGCGAACAAGGTCGCCGTTCATAAAACGATGCAGACCCGGCGGCTGCCCGGTGGCCTCCTGGAAATCGCGCCATTCATTCTCGCCCGCCAGTATTCCCCAATCAACAACGCGTATTGGCTGGTTACCGGCGGCAACGATCCCGCTCTCGAAGGCATTGACTGGCAGATCATCGTCGCATCCAGCACGAACATTCCAGCCGACGTCCGTTCCTTCCCCGTTGGGTTGCGTATTTTCATCGATGGCGTTTCGGAGGGCGGAAGCTCCACGAAGACAGCATGGAAAGTCGCCGCGGTGACCGATAACGGCGATGACACGCTCACGCTCAATTTGACGCAGGAGAACACGGGGTCATTCCTCGACGCCGATAAACTGGGCAGTCCAGTGACCGGCCTCGCCCGGCGCGGCACGCCCAACGTGAACGATTTCGAGAAATGGTGCGCCGAAATGCCCGCCTACCTGAACTGGAAGAACGTTCCGTTCTGGGTGGAAACCGTCCGCAACAGCATGTGCAAGAGCGACCAGTACGACAAGTGGCGAGAACTGGTCATGGCCGACAACGCCCTGTACAAGGAGTTCTTCGATCTCGACGAGATCGAGAAGAACAAACAGATCGCGAACGACTGGCAGCGCCGGTTTGTGGATCAGATGTTCTGGGGCAAAGCCCTGGCGAACCAGAATGCGACTGATTACGCCGATCTGGAGGACATCCCCGCATTCGATATTGCCTCGACACTCCTGGGCGTGGATGGCGGCACCTGTGTTGGCAAGCGAGCGAACGCCATCGGGATCTACGAACTGATGGCCGAGTGCGGTCGGGTTCATGATTCCCAGGGCACCCAGCTCAACCTCCCAGCGCTGTTCCAGGCGTTCTACAACATGATGCGTGTCCGCGAGGGCCGCAATCACCCGAATCCAAAGGTTTTCGACGTCTTCACGGACGGGGTCACGGCCGAACTCATCAATCAGGCCATGATCAAGTACTACAACAGCAAATCCGATGGCATGGCCCGGCTGATGGTCCCGGTGGAGACGTTCGGCAAAGCCAAGAGAGCGAACTTCGGGTTCAGCTTCCGCACCTACCCGTTATTCTGGCCGCAAGGCGTGGAATTCAACGTCGTGACCCACTACTATTTCGACGATTACCTGACGGCGGCAACGGCTGCCGGTCAGGCGGACACGGCGAGGGTGCTCTGGATATTGGATTTTGCCGGAATCTACCCGGGTATCCTCGCCTCCAATCGCAAGGTGCACCGCACCGGCGACCTGGAAACACTGGCCAAGATCAACGCCGACTATGCCTGCGTCATGGCGGTGAACACGCAGCAGCAGACGCTTACCAGCGTTACCTGGACGATGATCGTGGAATGCCCGTCGGCCAATCTCATCATCGAGAATTTCAGCAGCGAAATTCCCGAACACGCGACGTTGGTGGGTACGTATCCTGGCACCCTGACGACGACCACAACCACCACGGCTCCACAGTAAGCCGTGCGAACGGTTTGATTTGACATGAACGGCGGGTTGACCCCAAAGTCGATCCGCCGTTCTGATTAGCGGCGGATATTATGGACCTCCAATACTTTTCAAAGGAACTCATCTCAAACCCCATCATGATTGCTGGCAAGGTGGTGGAATGGGAGACCCTGGACGGGAATCGCGGCGTGCTCGAAATTGACCCGGAACACCAACCTGACCTTGTCGCCGGGTTGAATGCCGCTGCGGCGAAGCACCGGGGAGGCATCATCAAGATCACTGCCGACGAGTACCGGAAAAAAAAAGCGCTCCATCCGTTCAATCCATCCGCGCCGCGCTTGAAAAAAGACATGCTGCGCGCCTTGCCGCCTTCCATCAGGCCAGCCGTGTTCAATCCGGTTGCCGCAGTTGCGGGTAACCGGCCAACCCCTCTTGCGGCTAAGCCAACCCCGCCAGTGCAACAGACAGCACCAGCTCCCCAGAATGGAGAGGCCCAGATCGCACTGAACCAGGAACCGCCCAAGTTTCGCCCGACTACGCGGCGTATCAGTCGCCGGGAAGCAGTCGGAGAAGGCGACTAACCTGTGTACACTTTCGGCCAGTTAAAGACCGATGTTCGCCAGCGAGTCTTTCCTGGCGGTGAAGCAAGCAGTCTTGTCGCGGCCCACAACAAAGCCTTCGTAGACGCCCTGATTGACCTTCAGACCTGGGTGGACTGCCTTCAACAGGATAATACGGACGTCATCCCCCACTGCGCCACATTCTACAACTGCGGGCTCACCGTACTCGACGCGCCCAGGGGGAACATCCAATCCGTATCCGTCATCGACAAGATCGATCCAGAAACCGGGCTGGAAGATGCCGATGCCGAAGACGATTGGTGCTCGGAGATCGTCTATACCCCAGTCGATTTTTGCTCGGTGAAACGGTTCCTGTACCAAAGTTCCGCCGCGGGATGTTGCCTTAGTATTCCCGCCTATTTTGCCCTCAGTGGCGACGCCTGCACAAAGGCGTGTTACCCGGTACCGACGGATGAAGGCGTGCCCGCTGGCCTGCCGCTGTTGCCCCTTGGGTACCACTATCCGCAAACGTCAACGGATTCGACCATCAGCCGTGCGCTGGCCGGTCGGTGGGCTATCGAGCGCGGAAAACTCTACATCGCCCCCTGGATTCAGAGCACAGAGTCCGTGGTCATCAAATGGGATGGTATCAAGCGCATCTGGACAGACGCCGACTTGGTGGATGAAGATCCGCTACTTACGAGGGCCGTCGAAGCGTGGGTGCGGTGGGATCATCAAGACAAGTACGGGCATGATGCGGACGAAGCGGCGAGGGCGCTCGCGGGTTACAACGAAGCCAGAGCGATGCTCATGCATCAATGCACGGAAGAGAATAGACTCAGGGAATGTGAGCCGTCTCGGGCACGCGGCAGCCCTCAGAGCCTTGTCACGCTCTACCACAATTCCGCACAGACAGCCACTGCGCATTGTCCGGACGGGTACACTGGCAACCCTGTCACGGTTACGATCCCGGCGGGGACGGTTGGTTCCTCCATCTCCGTCGCCGACGCGAATCAAAAAGCTCAAGACGAAGCCGAACGGCAGGCTCAGGCTCAGTTAGTTTGCACGGTGGAGGCAGTCACTTATTTTAATGACGCCCAGACCGCAACGGCGGCTTGCGAACATTCAGCAGGCGCTCCGGTTCCCGAAGGTGACCCTGTCACGGTGACAATCCCGGCCGGAACGGTCACGTCAACTATCTCTAAGGCGGACGCAAACGAGCAGGCAATGGCTTTGGCGTTGCAGCAGGCGGGTGCCCAACTCACGTGTGTCTACTGGAATCGCACAGTCAGTCGGTCGGCAGTTTGCGCGACTGACCCGGGAATCTCGGAAGAGGCGACTGTGGCCGAACACGAGTATTCGTCCACTCATTCCCAGGCTGAGGCGGATGCCGAAGCCGCTACGCAGGCTCAGAATCTGGCAAACCAAGCGCTGATCGACGCTGGAACGTGTCCCGATGTGCAGGTCTATTGGAATGAGGCACGGACCATCACACGGCAATCGATTGTGCCGTTGACTGTCTGGCCATTTAGCTGCCAGTGCATCGTCAATGTCACGGTCGAAGCACACGAAGTCTCAGCCACGTCTCAGTCGCTTGCCAACCAAATGGCAGATTCGATGGGGTATCAACTGGCTACCATGCGGCTCGAAGTCCTGGTGGCTGAACGGCAGTGCGGAATCTTCAGCTACGTCTGGGGCCAACCATAATCGCCTATGCGCTTCGGAAATATATTCACTGCCGATTGCGTCAACACTGTGGCACCAACCGACCCTCGGTGTTCCGATCCGGCGTTTGCACTGGCCAATCCAACGCTTTGCCCAACTCCGACCACTCTGCTCATCAAGCCCGGCATGGCGCTTACCTGCCCTTTCGGCTCGATCCAATTCAAGGCGTACTCAGTCAACAACGGGGTTGAGACCGATGTCACCGGCGAAGCCGTTTTTGCGAGTTCGAATCTCGATGTCGCCATGATTGGCGCGATGTCGGGAAACGCCACAGGCACCGGGGTCGGTTCCGCGTCGATTTCCGCCACGTACGAAGGCACAACCGCTTACTCTGAGGTCACGGTTATTGCCGGGGACAATTGCTGCTCGCAGCAAACCGTCGCGATGCTGCTGCTCATCGATACATCCAAATCCATGTCGCAGCTCTTCAACGCGGATTACGCGTCACGCCTTGCCTTTGCCAAAGCGGCTGGCGTTCGATTCTCCGGAGAGGTTGATGGCACAAAGGACCTCATCGGATTGATGACGTTCAATGCGGCTGAAACCGTCGCGCTGGCTACGCCAACATCAGATACCGCAGCGGTGGAGACCCTGGTGGCGGGCATAACGCAGACTGCACAGTTGACGGCGTTCTACGATGCGCTGAACGACGCCATCGCGCAACTTGCCTCAGTGTCGGCTGACCAGAAGGTTTTGGCGATTATTTCGGACGGTGAAGATCTGACCCCGAGCTACAACGACGCGAACAACCCAATCGCGTTGGCTACTGATTTCAGGAACGGTGGTGGCATCGTGATGTGTCTAGGTACGAGAGCAGCCGGGAAGGGGTACCGGCTGCTCAGTTCCCTTGCGACGGGCGGTTTCTTCATAAACGCCTACGCAACCAACGCGTCAGACGCCCTCGACTACTTTGCTGGCATCAAAGGCTACCTCTGCGCTGGGAATTGTCGGCCTGACGGTGACGAGTACCAGTACAAGGGTGTTCTGAACTATACGGCCTTCGCTAACTGGGATGTTGTCAATGGGGCGGTGGATCTCCAGGGCAATGGGTTCTTTGACTATCTCCCGGGTAACGGTCTGTACGTTGACCTCGTGAGCGGAACACAGGATCCGGCACTCGACAACAAGGGGCGCCTCGAATCCAAAACGGCATTCACGCTGACGGCGGGACACGTGTACCGTGTCACGGTCGGACTGGCTGGTAACCAAATCATCGATGCAACTCCGTACACGGCTCGCATCCGAGTCTTCTACTTGAATGACGACTCCGAGCACACGCCGATTTACCTCCTCAGCCAGACGGTCACCATTGATGACTACACTCAGGATTTCCAGAATTTCGCTTACAGTTTCACAGCCGCGGGCGCCCATGACGTGTATGTGTCGGTCGAACAACTCGACATTCCCGATGACGCGGATCTCCGCGTCGGCCTGTTGCTGAACTCGGTTAAATTTGAGGACATCACGAACCTCACCACGTTGATCGATGACGATTTCGACACGGAGAATCTGACCTACGTGCCGCCGAAGTGTGGTACGGGAACCATTTCGGTCTGGATTTCAGAGGTTGCGGGTTACGGATACATCATCGGCACGTACTGCTATGGGGGTGATTGCCTCGATACGCCCCCGCCGATCCAGGCGGAGGACCCCAGCCCACTGCCCGACATCGAATCCGGGACTACTCCGCCTCCGCCGACAATAACGTACACGAGCACGAAATCAGCGACGGCCTCTTGCCCGACCGGGAGCACCAATCCGAATACCACGAATCTCGTGCCCGCCATGACGAGCAACACGGCCCCGTCAGGTGTTGTCAGCGCTTCCCCGGACGTGACGGCAATCAGTCTGTGGGAACAGACCTACATTGCCGGAATGCCCGCTTCCTTGGCGGCATTCTATGCGTTCAAGGGCACCAAGAGCCTGGATTACCAGTGGGGGACATCGGTTTACGGCGCTGCCAATCCATGGGTCAAATACCAATTCGCAGCGGCGAAAACCATTGATGCGTACGAAATCACTTGCGGATCGCGGTTGACGGTACCTCAATCGTGGATCTTTGAAGGTTCGAACGACGGGACGAATTTCACCCAACTCGATTCGCGTGCGAACATCCTTCCATGGTCGGACGCCGGAACAAAGCGTTTCGAATTCATCAACGCGACGGCGTATCTGTACTATCGGTTTCGGTTCACGAAGGGCACGAATTACGACGTCACCACGACGGGAATTTTCTTCACGCTCTCGAATATCGCCTTGTTCGGATCGACCGAGACCGGCGCGGTCACGGAAACGGCAACTGCAACCGCTACTGCGACCAGCACCATTTCACAGGCGGATGCGGATACGAAAGCTTACGATGCCGCTCTCGCTGCCGCGCACGCGCTGCTACACTGCGAGTTCGTATACACATCAACCCAGTCCTATACGGCAAAGTGTCCAATTGGCGAGTCAGGCGCCAACGTGACGCGTTCCGCCACTGCGACAAGTTACAATTCTCAGCAGGAGGCCGATGATGCAGCATTGGCGGCAGCCACGGCCCTAGCACAAGCCGCCCTCGACTGCACACTCAGCACGAACACGCAGAAGATTACGATCAATGACGCCGTGACGGGCGCCGCCTCCGCAGCTACGCCTTACCCAACCACGAAATACGTTGAGGATGAGACCGGGGTCGTCACGAAGATTGTCGTCTCCATCAACGGCTTCACCCACACCTATCCGGATGACGTTCTGGTCGTCTTGCGCACGCCTGACGGGCGCCGTGTTGAACTCATGCGATCCTGCGGCGGCGCCGTCGCCGTTAGCGGAGTTGACCTCGTGTTTGACGATGAAGCCGGGGCCTCGCTTCCTGATGCGACCGAGATCTCGTCCGGCACCTATGCCCCAACGCACTTCGGCGTTGCGATGGATTTCCCGGCGCCACTCGAAGCCGGGCCTTACCTGCCAAATCTTGCAGCGGCATGTGTCGGCACTCCGCTGGATCCGAATGGCGCTTGGTCCCTATGGGTCATTGACCGCGCAACGCTCAACACGGGGACAATCGACAGTTGGGACCTGACCCTTACAACCGAAACCGCAGAACCCTACCTCCTGTACGGTTTCTCGGACACTGCGCGCACGGTTGACGAAGCGCTTGTTGAACTCATGCTCACGCATGTTCCAGCGGTCGCGAATGGTTTCATCTGTCCGGGCGACATCATGGGCACCCCCGCTCTGCTGGACCCCGAGGAAGACTGGCAAAACTTCTGGGATTTCGGGTTTTCAGCGCTGGTTGCAGAGACTCTGTACGCACCTGGAAACCACGATTGGCTTGGGGAAAGTGCTGCCGAACAAGCTGCGACCCGGTCCTTTTGGGATGGTTCATACGCAGCGGTCTATGGTGGTGCTTTCCCTGCTACTGTGTTGGTAACTGACCCCGTGGACTTCCGATACACTGCCAAGTTCGGCATCTGGAAATTCATCGTGTTCAACTCGGCGGAGACTGACTCCGAACCAAACACGTTCGAGCCCGGGGGCACCGCGTACGACTGGATCGCAAGCGAACTCACCGAAGTCGGTTACCAGTACGTGCTTGTCGGCCACATGCCGCGCTGGTCGGCGGGGACCACTCACGGCGATGATGCCACGTTTGACTCACTTTGGCAGTTAGCCGTTAGCCAGGGGGCCATCGCGTGGATCAGCGGCCATGAACACACGAGTCAAATCCATACTGCAAGGGCTGGCGACGGGACGCCGGATGTCACCGGCTGCACTCAGATCATCTGCGGCGGCGGCTCCTCCAATCTTTACGCGATAAACGGCGCGTACACTCCAGCCGTCGAGTACGCCGTCAGCAACAACGCGCTGCTGCGGCTGATTCTCACGGAGTCCTCACTGTCCATCTGCTTTGTCGGGACCAACGGGAACGTGATTGCGGGCTCACAGGTCACGATCAGCGTGTAAAATAGTTCTGGACAGTTCTCACCTTTCCTGCTTAGATGAGAACCGTGAGCCGTCACAATGCCATTCCGGAGGTCAACTGCTCGAAGTGCGGCGGTTCGGGCAAGCAAACACTCAGCCCGCCACAGTTTCAAGCCCTGGTGGCCTTGCAGCACGCGAAAGGCAAGGTCACGGCGCCGGAACTTTGGTTGCGGAGCGACCGCAAAGTATCGATCACGGCTTGGAACGGGCGTTTGCAAGAATTGGTCGTTTTTGGACTGGCTAAGCGCTCCGGACGAAAACCCGTGTTATACGAATCAATTTCCCCCTGTTAAGCCGGAGAGCTTATGTTTCAGAATCCAATGCTCAGGATGAACACCGGTTTTCCGTCTGCCGTGTGGCAGAACGGCGGGGGGAAAGTATCGTTGCCGTCCGTTCCTGTGCCGGACTATCCGCACCAAAACGTGGAACGGTTGGACGGAGAAGCGCGAGGGGGCACTACTGAGCGACACGCCCTTGGGAGGGCTGCAAGCCGAACCTTACAGCGGACTCTCGCGGCGGACGGCAATCCTTTGGGGAGCGGCGGCGGTCTGAACCCGCCGAAAGGACGGGGTAAAAGTAAACCGCTTTGGGCGTGTTTAGGTTCGGTAACCACGTCAACGCTGCGTGAGGATAGCCCTGTCCGCGCTCCCTTAAATGTTTCTGCGGGGCGTACTGTCCGGAGATGTGCCGGAAGGTGGTCTTCAAACTGTTGTACCATTCATGAATCACCAGCAGAAATCCTTTGAGCGATGACATTGCCGCGCATAACCGCGATCTGCTGCACATTTGGGCGAGTCAAACAGTTGGAGGTCGCCCTCGCCTGTTTCAACACGCAGCAGTACCCGGCTGCGCATGAACTCATCGTCTACAACACATTCCCCGGGCAGATCCTGCAAGGCGAGTTTCAGAACGTCCGGATCATCAACTGCAAGACGCGGCCTGCATCCCTTGGCGAAGCGCGGAACTACGCCATTACTCAGGCTTTACCGGATTCAGTGATCGTCACTTGGGATGACGACGACGTTTACCTGCCGCATCATCTGGAAAACATCGGGAACGTCTTTAAGGACAACGAATGGATTTGGATCGACAAACAGTTCTCCGCCCGGGGCACTGACATCGTGGAAATCTCGCCCGGATCCTGCCCGTTGTTCAGCTTCAAGAAGAGCGCCTGGGTGAAAGTTGGCGGATACCCGCACATGGGTTGTGGAGAGGACCGCGCCTTCATCGCGAAAGTAACGGAGCAATGCAAGGGCGAGCGTATCAACATTCCGCGTGACCGAATCTCATTTGTTTACCGGTGGGCCAATGGCGTGTACCACATGAGCGGCGAAGGAGACGACAAACCGGGCAGGGAGACCAGCCACGAGCGGATTGCGAAGGACTTGCAGCGCCGCATCAATGCGCGTCTGGTGAAGACCGGCGTGAACGTGCTGAAGCCGCACTTCGATGTCAACTGGGCGAACAAATCCAAGCAGTTCACATCAACGCTTCCGGATGCGCCACTCAAGACTTCGGTATGCATCGTGGAGCTTGGCCGTTATGGCGACATCGTCAACATCCTCCCGATTTGCAGGCACGTCTGCGAACGCTACGCAAAACCTTATCTCGTGGTTAGCAAGCAGTTCGCCGACATTCTGGATGGTGTCTCCTACGTCGAACCTTACCCGGTGGACCTGACGCATGACCAGATTAACGATGCGCTCGCCATCGGGCGGCAGAACTTCGGTTTTGTCCTTCAAGGGCAGGTGTGGGGCACTCGGTTCGAAATGCCGCGACAGTGTGATGCTTTCAATCGTGAGAGCTGGCGCTTGCTTGGGTTCCTGCACAAGTTTGACGATCCGACCTGGGCACCGATATTCGACCAGCGTAACACTGAGCGCGAGCAGACGGCAGCCGCCAAGCTGCGCGTCGGGCCGAACACACTACTCGTCAACGTCATGACGAGCCACTCGTCGCCGTGGCCTCATGGTGCAAAAGTTCTCCAATGGATTCGGCAAGAAGTATCCGGGCGGTTGGGCGTTCTCGACATCTCCGCGTTGAAACTGCATCGCATCTACGATTTGCTGGGTCTGATGGACCGCGCCGCCGGAGTGGTGTCAATCGACACGGCGCCCATCCATTTTGCGACAGCCTGCGGCGTGCCGACCATCGTGATTCGAAACTCGAAACCCTGGTTGGGAACGGCGCCGCGCCCGTGTGCTCCGTACGCTGCCATCACCGACTATGACTCAGTGGGCAAGGATATTGCGCGGGAATTACGACCCGGCCTTAAGCTACTGATGGACCGCGCAGTCGCGAGACGGCAAATCCCGCATCCGCCGCTGGCATCCCCGCCAACTCGGAGAATTTTCCATGCAGTAGAACGCCACGAGGCTGGCAACGACGCCGAACGCAAGCGGAAAGCCGCAGCCCAGCAGACCTGGAAAGTGCTCTACGATAAGGCCGTCGTTCCTTGCCACTTCTCACAATACCCCCGTGACGCGAGGCGCATTGGCGACCGGCGCAGACTGCCTTACCTGAAAGACGTCCTCTGGGCGGCCATGCTAAAGGCGGAACCCTCGGACATCATCATGTGGACGAATGACGACAACCATCTCCATGCCTTGCTGCCGGAACTGCTCAGGTTCTACGTCTCCATTTACGACGCCGTCAGTTCGCATCGATGCGAGTTCCAGAACTGTCCGGTCCCATCACAGGCATCCGATCCGCACGTAATTGCCGCTGCATCCAGCCTAAAACACATAGGCCGAGACCTCTTTGCCTTCACGAAAGCATGGTTGCTGCATCACTGGGGGGACATCCCTGATTTTATCCTGGGCGCATCCGAGTTCGACCTGTGCCTTGCCGCCATGATCCGCGTCGAAAAAGGCATCCAGTCAGACCGGCTAAACCTGGGCGAAGTACTCTGGCCGTGCGAGCTTCCGAAGGGTTTCGTTTCGCATCAATTCCACATGCCGTTTTGGAACAGGCCGGAGAACACCGACAGCGCGCCCAGCCAGAAACACAACCGGAAACTCTTCTACGAATGGGCTCAGAAACATCTGCCCAGCCTCAAATTCACCCCAATCTTAACGATATGATCGACGAACCCTTGCTGAAAGAGATCGAGCAGTTGGCGGGCGGGCTTCGGGCAAAGACTTTCCGCGCTGCCGCTGAGTGGATTATGGCCAACGAATGCAAGTATCTGGCCGAGACCGGCTGTTACCGGGGCATTCCGCAGGATGGCCAAAGCACGATCATCCTGGCGAAACTGGCACGGCACATCGGCGCGAAGTTCAGCAGCTTTGAATTGAACCCGAACCACATTGAACAGGCGGTTACGCATCTCGCGAAGTTTGGACTGGCGAGAGACAAGGATGTCTGGCTGGTTCCCGGAGACAGCGTCGAAACGGTTAGATGCCTTGACCATATCGATTTCGTTTACCTGGATTCTTACGACTACGAAGAGGGCAACTGGCTTCCCTCGCAGTTGCATCAGTTGGCGGAAGTGGGGGCTGTCTATTGCCTGCTGCGGAGGCCGTGCGCGATCCTCATGGATGATTGTTTCCCCCCTCACGGCGGCAAGACCGCCCTGTCAAAGTTGTTCCTGTTGGGACGCGGCTGGAAGCTTGTCGCGGAGGGATACCAGTTACTTTTTGTTAAGGAGACATGAAAGATATCATCTGCTATAGGTGCGTTCACCGCTTAGACATTCCTGGCGATGCTCACTCAAGGTGCAACAATCACGCGGCGAACGTGACGGGCAGTCGCCACGGCATCGAGCATGGATGGTTCATGTGGCCGTTAAATTTCGACCCCGTGTGGTTGGATTTCTGCGATGGATTTTCGGACAATCCAAAGGACATAAAACCTGTCACAGAATTACCACAACTCTTGGAACTGCTGGCACTTCTGAAATAAGGAAACACAACTATGCTACTCAAATTCACACAGCCAAATGACCACGTGTATCGCGGTCGGACCATCTGGGTTGACCCCACCCAAATCAGCAGCATCTATGATGATGACACCACCTACGGAGACCGTTGTCTCATCGGCATGCGCGATGGAACCGAACGCACTGTCCAGGGCAGCAAAGACGAGGTCGCTAAGCTGATCAACGACGCCCTGAATCCACCGACTCCGTCCAATTCCGCTAACCAGTCGTGAAGCCTCTGCGCATTCGACAATCCCACGCGGTCCACTAATGCAGTTACCACTGATAAGCAATTACGCGGATGATCCAAACTTTATTTCGGACCTTCGAGCGAGCAAGATTGCAGTTCGCGTCGCTGCGGCATGGCTCTCCGACCGCGGGTACCCGGTGGTCATCCGGCCAACTTTCGAACGGCCAGATGTCGCTCAGATGGGGGAGTATGGGGATAGTGGCGACCTGGAGATCATGCAACGCGTAGAGGTAAAGCACCGGCCCCGTCTAACCTTCACCTGCAAGGAGGATTTTCCTTTTAGGACCCTCATTGTAGACGTCTGTCACGCCTATGACCGGGCCAGACCAAAACCCTACGCGTACATCATCCTCAATCGAGAGATGACCGTCGCATTCGTGGTCTATTGTTCGACCTTCAAACACTGGGTCCGCGTGAGAAAACTGGATACCGCGAAACACCGCGAACGAGAATTCTATGAGGTCCCGCTCGACTTTGTTAGGGTTGAGGCTGTAGTTGGGACCCCCTCCGACTCTGTTACTCAGAATACCTCGACCCCAACATGACCAGTCAACGAATTGTCTGTGTTGCAGCGCATCTGCCATCGTTCGCAGCGTTGGCGAAGCTGACGATTTACGGGAATCGGGCGGAATACTGCGCCGCGCACGGATACACGCTGAAGGTTAAGACCGATGGCTGGGCGATGCCCGCTGCACATCCGGTTTCCTGGGACCGGCTGAAGTTTCTGCGGGACCTCCTGGTTTCCGGCGAGTGGGATTGGGCGTGGTGCTCCGGGGCCGATGTTCTCATTACCAACTTTGGCATTCGGCTGGAGGACCGAACCTACGACGACTGCCACGTTGTCGCGGCGGCCGATTGGTGCGCGCCGATCCAGGCCGATTCGTTTCTTGTCCGGGCGACGCCACAGGGGATCGGCTGGCTGAACGATCTGCTCGCCCTGTATCCGAAGTACAAGGACAACAGATGGGTCGAAAATGCCGCCATGATTGACACGCTTGGGAACTACCAAGGCACCGTGAAAATCCTGCCCCAGTGGATGCTCAACTCCTATGAGTACCATTTCTTCGCTAAAATGTATCCGACCAGAAATGAGCCCCGAAAGGGACTGGACTACTTCGGTCACCGGGGCCAGTGGATGCCCGGCGATTTCGTCTGTCATTGGCCGAGCCTGCCTTTACAGGTGCGTGTCGATGAAGTCAGACGCATGCAGCCCTTAATCCGGAGGAAGGTCCCTTGAACACATCCCTCACCATTTGCGAAGCCTGCGCGTCGCACATGCCAGCATTGGCTCTGGCCGTAATGAAGTTTGGGCCTCGCGTACTTGAACTTGGTGCCGGTGGTTACTCGACTCCTCTGCTCCACGCGATTTCCCCATCAGTGGTAACGCTGGAGACCGACAGGTCATGGGTTGAGACACTCTGGCCAGTCGCGGGCAATAAGCTGCGGCTCGTGTCCAACATGGTCGCTGGGGCGGCAGCGATGGTCAAAGACGATTGGGACGTCGTTTTCATTGACTGTTATCTCGGACAAGACCGCGTGGCCTGCGCGGAGATGTTTCTGAACAAACCTTGCTGCATCGTCGCACACGACACGGAGAGGGACTACTGGCAGCCGCTTTTGAAACGCGTTAAGCACCAGCGGCACTTCCGCACTTTGCTGCCGCACACTTCTTACCTGAGCAACGTTCTGGAGGTCACTATCACATGAGAATACTCGTTACCGGATCACTTGGAACCATCGGGAGCGCCCTAGTGCCCGAGTTGGAGCAGCGCGGCCACGAAGTTTTTGGCTGCGACATTTCCCACAATGAAGACGAAACTGGCGACCATTTCCCAACGGCTGGGCATTACATGCGGTGCGACGTTGGTGATTACCGTCACGTCGAGCGGGTCGTTGGCTGGAGTAAACCGGATTTTGTTTACCACTTGGCCGCAGAATTCGGGCGCTGGAACGGCGAAGACTTCTACGAGAATCTGTGGCGGACTAACTGCATCGGGACAAAGCACATTCTCAGGTTCGCACAGCGCGAATCGTTCCAGTTGATTCACTTTTCTTCATCGGAGGTCTACGGGGACACGTCTGGAACGCTTCAGGAGCATCTCGTTCCGGCGCGCCTGCTCAACGACTACGCCATGACAAAGTGGGTCAATGAGCAGCAATGCGCGAACGCGGGGATGTATGGCTCCGAGATTGTCGTCGTGAGGCTTTTTAACACCTATGGGCCGGGGGAACACTACAGTCCCTATCGGTCAGTCAACTGCCAGTTCCTGTACCGCGCAATGACGGGACTTCCATTGACCGTGTACAGAGGCCATAAGCGGACCTCCACCTACGTCTCGGACTGTGTCCGGACGCTGGCTAATATCATCGACAATTTCAAGCCCTGGGCGGTCTACAACATCGCGGGCGATAAGGAGCACAACATCGAGGAACTGGCTGAAGCAGCCCAGGTCGCCATGGGCGTCAGTGTGCCGGTCTTTTTCCGCGACCTGCCGGAGGCCATGACGGCAGCTCGCAAACAGGCCGATACTTCACTTGCAGTGCAGGATCTCGATCACAAGGTCACTGTGAGCCTGGAGGAGGGAATGGCTAAGACCGCGGCGTGGATGCGGAAGGAGTACGGATGTTAGACATACCCGGCCTCATCTGTGAAGCCGATGCGCAGTCGCTGACGCGGCTGGTACAATCGGTTTTAACAGTCCCGGGATGCCTATTGGAGGTCGGTTGCCATCTTGGCCTGTCCACCGCGACGATCCTGGCCGCGAACACTACCCAGAAGGCAGTGCATTGCCTGGACCTCTTCCATGCATTCGACGAGTGGAAGGAGAACGTCTCACCTTTCATCGGGAAAGGAGTGTTGGTGGATACGGTTAAGGGTGACATCATGGATACGCTCAAAACTTGGCCCCATGGTCCGATTGCTTTCGCATTTATCGATCACAATCACAGGCTTGACACCACGGTCAGGTGTTACGAGGTAATGTGGCCTCACGTCAGCATTGGGGGAATCCTGGCGTTTCACGATTACAATCACTCGGATTACCCGGAACCAAAATCATTCTTCGACGGCCTGCCCCATGAACTCGCGGAGAAACGCGACGGAATGATAGCCTTCAAAAAAACATAGCCGCATGAAAATCGCGCTTGTTTACCTGAACGTCATCGGCAAGGCGACACCGGACGCTCCGGACTCGGAGTTCTATCATCCGTTAGAACTACGCTTCATGGAGACTTACCGCCGGTTCTTTCCGACTATAAGGCACGAACTTTACGTGGTCAATTGCGGTATTGGCGTTTCCATCCTGCCGCCGTATTTTGGCAATGCCACGATCAAGAATGAAGGGGCAGGTTGGGACTGCGGCACCTACCAGAAAATCGCTAGATGGTTGGACTGCGACATGGCGGTGTTCATGGCGACGCCAGTTTACTTCTGGCGGGAAGGGTGGCTCGAACGACTGGCGCTGGCATGGGCATTGTACGGACCCGGATTGTACGGCCCGATGGCTTCCTACGAGAACACGCCGCACCTGAGGACCTCCTGCATCGCGTGCTCACCGGCGTTGCTATCCTTATGGCCCAAGAAGGTCAATACGCACCTGGATTGCTCCGAGTTCGAACAGGCGTTCTCGGTGCTTGTCGAGACGCACGGTGGAACGTGCAAACTGGTTACCTGGGACGGCTTTTACAGTATTTCCAAATGGCGCAAACCGGACAACATCTTCCGACGTGGCGACCAGTCCAACTGCATCCTTTGGGACCGGCACTGCGACATTTACCGTGAAGCGTCTCCGGAAGAGAAACTTGACCTTGAACGGCGCGCTGATGGAATCCATGGCCCATGACTTTATGCACCTGATATTCACGAGTTGGGGAAAATACGACGGCCTGCTCTCTGCTTTGCAGTGTGCGCAAGCCCACTGCGGCTGTCCTATCCACGTCCTGGGCGAACACGATTACAACATAGGGTCTTTTACGCACATCGCCGAACTCCGAAAGAGCAATGCCGTTTTGGAACGGATTTCCCATCAATTGTTACATGATCCATTTCGCACCCTGCACGCTCCCGCGCTCGCACGATGGTTCGCGATTTACGAATACGCTGAAGCAACCTCCCTGGATTTTCCAATCTTCACCGCCGACACGGATTTCATGGTGTTCGGCAATCTTGAAAAGGCATTCGAGCCGTTCGCACAGTTCGATTTCTCGGTCTCGTTCATGGGCGAGGCTCGCACGGCACCTTACTACATCAGTCGGCGCGAACCTTTGACGGCGTTCTGCGGCTTCGTCGAGAGTCTGCTCGGCGTAGACCTCGCGAACCAACCGGTTGAGACCGTAAGCGACATGACGTTCTGGACTCAGCTTGCCGGGCTGCACGGGTTTAATGTCGGAAACACCTTCGAGGTTAAGGACGGGACCGTTTTCGACCATCACCTGTTAATCCACGATGGCCGTTTCGTCATGGGCGACCTTGGCAAACGAATTGAGTGGATTGCCGGGTACCCGCATTTCGTGCTGCGCAATACCAAGCAGAAGATCAAGGCCAACACCTTGCATTGCTGGGGACCATTTAAGAACGCCGAATACTGGTTCCTTGAACGCAGCCAGATGAGAGAGTTTTTCGTATGACCACCCCTCACTACATCATTGTCTCTGGGTATCACTCGCAGACCGGCAGGGGTGCCGACTGGTTCCACCGACTGTGGTGGAGAACAAACCTGCGTCATGCCCAACCACGTCGCGTCTTCATTATCGCTTCAGCCGATTGCGTGGCAACAGCCGGTCAGGGCGAATGGATCTGCCTGAGCGGCAATCTTGGCGGATCGGGCTCCTTGCTGAACGGCAGCAAACCGGGGATCGTTATGTCTGGGTGCGCGACTATGTGGATGATTGGGCTTTGGATTGCCTATGCCAACGAGATGGATTTTCTCTATGTAGAGCAGGATGCGCTGGTGTTTGGACCTTTTGTGGATCGGATGTACCGCGAGATGGGAAACAAGAACGCCATCTTCGGGCGGAACAAGGTATTCAATTGTTCGACCACGATCTTTCTCGTACGCCATAAGTTTATCCCCCAGTTCGTCTACTCGTACCTGCTGCAAGGGCCGGAGACGGTTCCCAGTCGCGTTCCCGAACTGAAAATAGCGCGGATGATGTCGATGAATCCGGAGGACTATGCCGAATACAGTTTTGGTTATGACCGTGATCGGCCGTACCGACTGACGGACGAAGTGTTCTATCTGCAAAAACTCACTCCCGCCGAACTGATTGACCTGAGGACGCACGACCTGATCACGCTCGAAGGGATGCCGAACAACGTGGCGGTCTTCTCGAACCATTAACCAAAATCGCAATATGACATGGGCAGACATCGATGGCTTCTTCGACTTCCCGGACGTGTACGATAAGTTCGTCGAACTGCTCGCGCCCGGCGACAACATCGTAGAGGTCGGTTCTTACCTTGGAAAATCGGCCTGCTATCTTGGTGAAAGAATCCGTGCGTCCGGCAAAGATATAAAACTCCTCTGTGTTGACCTGTGGCCAGACATTTATGAGCGCGACGATGGCCTTACGGTGGTAAATCCGTTTGGTACCTTCTCAGCCAACGTCCACGAGATGAAACTGGATGACCTTGTCATTCCGCTGCGGTGCTCCTCAGTCACAGCGGCACGTTTGGTGCAGAATGGACTGGGCGCTGTTTTTATCGACGCTGCCCATGATTACGCTTCCGTGAAGGATGACATCCGCTGTTGGAAGCCAAAGATCCGGCCCGGAGGGTTCCTGGCGGGGCACGATTACGGTGACACGTACCCAGGGGTCAAACAGGCTGTCGATGAGCTGCTGCCGGAGGCGCAGAAGACATCGTTTCAATGCTGGGCCACCAGAGTATGAATTTGAACATAATTACGATTGCACTCGATGCAATGCCGTTTCTCCCGGCGCAGTTGTTTTGCTTCAACGCTTTGCCGCCAGAGGTCGATTGGCACTGGTGGATCGTTGAGGGCGCCGCTGATAACGTGAAGTGCACCGCTTGGTGCCAGAAGCCAAAGCCGCGGTTGAGTGTGGATGGCACCACTGAGTTCCTGGCTGGTCTAGCAAAATCCCACCGGCGCGTTCATCACACAACCCAGGCGCTTTGGCCCGGCAAAGTGTCGATGTATAATTGCGTTCTGAGGCGCCTGAAGGAACCCTGCATCCTGATGCAGATTGACGCGGACGAAATCTGGATGCCGGGCAACATCGAGGCGGTCTGTGCGATGCTCTCCGACCCGGCTGAAGGCTACACGTGCGCCAGATTCCATTGCCGATTCTTCGTTGGCCCGCGCCTGATCACGGTTGGCAGGAACTGCTACGGGGCAAATCCGGGGGAGTGGCTCAGGGCATGGCGGTACGAACCAGGGATGACCTTCACGTCACACGAACCTCCTTTCCTGACGGGCGCGAACGGGCCGAAGGAGAAGTGCGCGGAGAGAGACTTCTGCGCGCAGTGGGGCATTGGGTTCGACCACTACAGCTATGCGTTCCGCTGGCAAGTGGAGCAGAAGGAACAATACTACGGGTACGCGGACGCTGTGAAGCGCTGGGAACGTTTACAGGCATACCAGGGGCCATGGCCGACTAGGCTTCAGCCGTTTTTCCATTGGGCAGATGAGCGCGCAATGGTGACCAAATTATGATCTCGATCATCATTGCCGCCGTCAACGAGCCCGACCTTCAGAATACGGTCGATTCGATTCGGGAGACTGCCGGGGACCATGTTGAAATCATCGTGGTGGACGATTGCAGTTCGACGAAAGTCCATGTAAAAGGCGCGACCGGCGTTGTGCACAATCGGTTCCGGTGCGGCTGCGGCCCGTCGCGGAATATCGGCGTTCTCTACGCCAAAAGGCCCTGGATTCTCTTGGTGGACGGGCACATGCGGTTCCCGGCCGGATGGTATGATCGACTTCTGCCCATGCTCAGCGGCCAACCGCACGAGACGGTCTACTGCTGCGCGTGCGCTGCCCTGGACAAGTTCCATCCGACCCTGGCCAGCGCCAAGGCGGTGTATCGCTACGGCGCGACCTTGAACCTGTATGGCCCAGACCCTGTACACCCAAAGCAGAAACAGGTGTTCGAGGTCAACTGGAGCAAAAGGCCATCCACATTCGAAGGCGGATCGGTCCCGTGTCTGATGGGGGCAGGCTACTTGATTGCAAAATCGTGGTTCGACCTTATCTCCCCCCTGCGCTTCCTCCGGTACTGGGGCTGCGATGAAGCCATGATCTCCATCAAGACTTACCTCGCCGGTGGCAAAATCCAGATGCTTGAGGACATCGCCATTGGGCACCGGTTCTGGAGTCCCGGCGAAAAACAGGGGTTTACGGTGCGAGCCGGGTACACGTTGTACAACAAGATGTTCGCCTGTCACACACTGCTGGCGCCTGATCTGGCGGAGACCTTGATTGCCCGAATGCGACTGGTCTACGACCATACGGAGTGCATCAGGGCAACGGAGATGATCAAGGAGAACTGGTATCTGGTTGAGTATGAACGAACGCGCAACGCGTCGATTTTCCAGATTGATTTCATGGAGTACGTCCGACGTTTTGATATTCCACTGCCCGGCGATAAGGGGTAGTCTCCGGGTATTCCGGCAAGACAGGTGACCCGTTATGGCTAAGAAAGATGTTTGGTCAACGATCTCGCTCCATCCGCTGACCGGCCCGCTGGACGTGCGGTCGGACCCCACCGAGGTTCAACCGGGGGCGTGGCGCTGGAAACTCAACATGGAGGCCACCAGCGACGGCAGGTTGAAACGACGTGCCGGTTTTGAGCATCCATTTGCCTCGAAATTGTACGACCAGTGGGGTGTTCCGATTGAGCAAAGTGATGACCGCAGCGGGTGGTATTACCACAATCACGACCATCATGCCCAGGGTGCCACACGCGAACCGATAACGTTTCTCCACGAATGCACGACCGACAGCGGGCAACGCATCCTGTTTGACGGCACGCAGAGCAGGCTTTCGAAGCTGAACACCACAACGGGACATTGGACCGACATTCAACTTCCTGATGTTGCTTACGGTGCGTACGGAAGCCGATGGAAGGCCGCCCAACTCCAGAACGTGTTGTACTTCACGAATGGTGTGAACAACATTCTGGCACACGACCTCGCGGCAGGCACCACAACCGAGGTTAGTGAGCTAAAAACCACGATCAAAATCACAGCGGCGAAAATCGCCATCGAGTTTAACGGATTTCTCGTCCTGATGAACGTGGTGCAGGATGGGGTGGCGCAGCCAACACGTATCGCGTGGTCGGACATTAACGACGGAATGGCGTGGGACCCTTACTTCGATCCCGATGCCGATCCACCGGAGGTCGAGCCGCTTTGCGGGACTCAGGACTTGCCCTACGGCGACGACATTCTTGGCGCCGCGCACATTCTACGAGACGTCTACATCTACACGCGGCGCAGCATCTGGAAGATGACGCCAAGCACGCTCACTGCTGACGAGGTTTTCACGTTCACTCGGATCTATAGCGAGCCGCAGAATCAGGTAGGTTGCCTCTTCTACCCGGAGACACTCGTAAGCACCGGCTCTGAGCACTGGTATTGCAGCCGGGAAGGCGTGTACCGATTCGATCCCTACATTCCAAAACCGGAACGCGTCGATTGGCTGCACCTGTCAACCGGCGTGATGTTTACCGACCAAGCAACAGCCATGGGTGGCACGCACTGCTACGCACCTGTCGCAGCACTCCTGCCCAGCAAGGATGAGATCTGGTTTAGCTGGCCCAGCGGGACTCTCTCCGTCAACAACTGGACGATGGTTGCGAACATTAAGCAAAAGACGGCGGACGTGGTTGACACCGGTTTTACGGCCTTTACGAACTTCCGGGATACGCCTACGGCCGCGGGCGTGTGCAACGAGACCCAGTATTTCTTTGGTGCGAGCGGCGTGGATTACGCAATCAAAAACATCGGGGGCTCCTACTACCGCGAGTTCCTGATCATCGACGATATGTCGAACGTCACGGTGGACCTGCCGGTTGACGCCCTAATCGGTACCCTGTACCGCAGCGATGGTTACGTATCGATTCTCCGGGCGGAAGCGCCATTAGGCTTTTACGACCGGGAGAAACGAGTGCAACAGGTGTACGTTGACCGTGAGACCATCGAGGAAACCACGCCGCCAGTGATCCGGCTGCGCCTTGGGCACTCATGGAACAGGACAGACCCCAATAGCACGGCTCCAAAGTGTTCTCCCCAGTGGAACGATTACGAAAACAAGGACCTTCGCTGCGAGGAGGAATTCACCAATACAAATTTGACATCCCAGAAGTTAAGGCAGTCGGAAGGGTGCGAATGGCCGATGTACGTGGAGGGTCGGCACATCTATTTCGAGATCATGATTTCCAGTTCGACCGGGACTGCGGCAGTTGGTGGGAGTGCTTACCTCATGAAGATTGACTTTGACGCGATGGCGCTCCAGAAACCGTAGCCCTCGCGAAATCGGCAATCCGACTACAATGGTCATTGAACCTCGCCAGTTGCTGCGAGGTCATGTAGGCGAAAGGTTTGTCCGATGTCAGTGACCGTCTCAGGAACCCCAGGTGCGGTTCGAGATTGAAGGGGTCTACCCCGCACGCCCGGCAAAAGCCGTCAATGTGCTTCACCTTGACCTCGCGCCACGAAAAACGACATGCGATTCGGATGAACGTGCGCTCCGACAGGCCGGATGCCTTCACGATGTCATCAAATTTCGGTCGTTTATCGGTACCACGTCTGGCCAGTGCGAAAACGAGGAACGGCGGGCACTTATCGAGCAGGCCCAGCAGGTTTGTTGGCGTGTGCATTTTCGGGTGCCCAGTTGTTGAGGTACTCCTGTTGAATTCGGAGGAAATTCTCGGCTGACACCTGGACGGTGTTACCGGCAAGATCCTTTAGCCGTTCCGATTTTACGAAGGCGAGTTTGTTCGGCGCTACCACCGCGACGAAACCGTCCTTGAGTTTCTCCTCGCACTCCGGACATCTCCCCATCTCCAGGGGCGGTTCCTTGCCAGCATCGACTTCGACCTTGTCGAACAGCTTGGTACAGAGTGTGCAGACCTTCTTTGGTGATAAGCGTTTGGGTGCTTTGATGCCGCGGCCGATAGCCACCTTTTCGGCGATGCCTTTGATGAAGGACGGCAGCATCCCCTTCATGTGACGGAGGAACTCAGGGCTTGGCCCGCTCATGGCAGCCAGTTTGCAGCCACAACTGGCCGCGAGTCAAAAGCTTTCAGTATTCAGGCATGTAGAAGCAGAGGAGGTCAGACTCTCAGTGTCAGTCTCCGGGTCCGAGGCAACGTAACCCTCTGCCGAAGCCGCATTCCGAGTCTTCGCGGCCGGAGTTTTATCCTTCCCGTGGTGTAACGGCGGGGCCTGCCAATGCGGCCACCGAGTCGCAACCGTGTGGTTGGACCCCGGCGCGTTGAGATACGCCTGAAAGCGGTTGGAACTCCACCAGCGCGGCCAAGCGAGATTCGCCTGACCGAAGGGAATCCACCGGCGCCGCCGTAGCCGGTCGTAATACCGCGCAACCCGGCGCCACCACCGCCGCCAACGGCGTAACCGCCGCCAAACGCAGGGGCCGCTGAGACGGCCTCACCGCCGCCACCAGGAGGCTGGCGGGTCATTCGGGACTGCACACCAACCAACTGCGCGGCAGCCAGATAGTTGGTTTCGGCATCCAGAATGACCTGACGCTCACGGTCGCTCAATCTGCCCAGCAATTCCTGACGTTGCACTTCGGTAGGATGGCCGATGAGTGCCAACGTGTACGGGTTGAGGCTGCGCATGATGTCAGCCGCGAGTCGCAACGGTTCTGTGCGCTTGAGTTCGACGGCCTTATTGCGCAGTTCGGCGAAGTACTTGATGACACCTTCAGAATCGCCCGCGTAGATCGCGTTTTTGAGTTTGTTCTTTGGAACGCTCAGTTCGGTCGGAGTGGGCATTCCGAAACCGCCCGTAGTCTGTCGTATGAGGTCTTTCGGCGCGAAACGTTGTATCGCCGTTATCGCATTTTCAACATTGGTCAGCCCTTCGTTGGCGCTCGTCCGTCGGATTAGGGGCTTCAGGGATGGAATTTCCCGGGTCACGAATCCAGCCAGACCGTAGTTCGGATCCTTCGTGTGAATAACTCCGCTGACGTACCTGACCATGGAGTTCGCCAGAGAAAGCACGAACATTTGGTCCGTTACACTGGTTCGATTTCCCTTCTCGCTCATCAACCGTTCCAAGTACCCGGAGAGAACCGTGATATACGTGAAGATGCCGGTTAAGGCGATGATCGTGTTCTCCTTCCAGTCTCGGCCCATGCCGAAATAGCGGACTGGATCGACTCGCTTGTTGATGATCCACTCCAGTTCATCAAACAGCCGCTTCTCAAGGTCACCGCCAATGCCCATGGCAGCGAGGCCAGCCAGAACCATGATCGCCGTAAGAGCGGTAGCGACAGCGGGGCGCAAAGCGGGATCAGTGGCGCTTTTCCCAAACAACTCAAATAACTGCCTCGTAGATTGGAACGTCCAACCAGCGATTGGCTGCATCAGGCGCCACATCGAAGACCCACGCATCACCCACATGCGGTTTGTGAAACCGGCATGGTGGATGTCCAGAAGTCCAATTGCCGCAATCCCCAGACTGCGGTTGGTTTGAAGGCGGGCGGCTTCCTCTGGTGTTTTTGCGTCTGCGCTGAGAAGATGGACCTCGCCCCGTTGGTCTTTTGGCGTTCTGGCGAGTTTGGCCCAAAATTCCATCACGAAATCGTTCAGATCTCCGTCAGTACCTCGCTTGAACAATTCACGAGCCTGCGCTAACTGCGTCTGCGTCTTTGGAAACAGGCCACGAGGTAGAATGTCAGATGCGGGCAGTACATTTTTCGGATTGCGCGGGTCGTTGAGGTCGAACCGGCCCAGGGTGCCAGCTTCTTCGTGCAGTTCGAACGACCTGCGGGCTTGACGCTCTATAACGCTGATTGCGTTGAACGCCTGACGTGCGACGGAGTCGTATGCAACTGAATAGCCGAGGGTCGGGAAGATAGTCCGCAAAACTTCCAGTGGTGTTTCGGCCCCCGATAACAGCCGATAGGCACCCTTTTGAAGCAGGGCGATGCCAGCATTGGTTGAGAACTTGGGGTCATAACCACGGCCATGCGTGTATGGCATGGCGAGGTTGTTCTTTATGGTATTCAACAAGGGCGTTTTTGTGCCCATGCCCAAGTCGTAGAGCGGATCGAAGAATTTACCTTCCCGGAAGATCTCTTCGGCAACGCCGCTGAACTTTTCTTTCCGCTTCTCAGCCAATCCAGCCCTGCGTGCCAGATACATGGCCGGGCCTTTGAGTGCGATGTCGTATGCGCTCAATGCCATTGACAGTGCCGATTTCAGGTAGGACGTGCCGTATAACCGGTCAATCGCGCTGAACACGAACCCCTGTTTCACCGCAGACCCAGTAAACACGCGAGACACAGTTTTCCATCCAGCCAGCTTGCTGACGACCGAATCTCCGATGACCCGGTACAGGGTGTTCAACCCTTCGTTTCGGGAGATATTTTGCTTAGACCAGATGGGAAGATTTTCCATGAACCACTGGAGTTCATCGCGCTGGCCGCGTAAAGCCGAATAATCCCGGAAATCATCACCGGACCTGAACAGTGCCCGATTTTGCTGCATCAAAGCTTTGCGCTCTGGACTGCCAGATCTCGTTTCCCGAAATTGCCTGAGGGCCTCATCGTACACATCGAGAGTACTGCGCATGGCAGCCTCGACGCGTTCCAGGTAAAACATGGTGGCATCCACGGCGGCAGCCCGGACCTCCTGAGTGCTGAACATGCCGTAGTCGTAGAAAAAGGAACTGCCAATGTCGTGGTCGAACGCGGTGTTGAATGGTCCTTGTGACGTGGCACGAAGGGCGCGAACGGTCAGTGATCTTCCACTCGGCTTTTCGATGAAATTCCTGTAATACGAAAACGTTTCCTTGGCCATGTTGCCGACAATGGCCTTTTTGACCTCTTCGGGGGAAGCCTCAGAATTGCGTGTGATGTAATCGAGAACGTCTTCAACACTCCTCGGTGGATTTGTTCCTTCGTGAATCCGATCACGCAGTTTGTTCAGCAACGGTTCGAATCCGGTGTCATCGTTATACTGCCTCGATCGTTCGGAAATCCATCGCCACACCACAGGCTCGAAGTACTGCGGCAGGTTGGCTAGTTGCATGAACTTATCCAGATTGACTTCCCTGGTCTCGACAGTCTTTCCGCCTTTGACCTCCTGCTTGACGTCTATCGCGTTTTTCCCGACGGCATCCGCAAATCCGCCACCACGCGTGCTGAAGTCGCGCATCACGGTTGTTCCTGGCTCGGCGCCGAACTCCTGAGGGGGACGCATCAGGAAAGCGGTCTTCAGGTATTGGTCAACCAAGCGCGCCTCCTGCATCTTCGCTTCTCGGCCTTTGCGCCCAATCGGCAGTGCCCGCTTTATCAGATTGAACAGGCCACCGCCCTGGTGTTTCAGCAGGTCGATGTCTTCCTTGAGCACCGTCACGCCATACAGTTTCTGCCCGGGCTTGATGGCGATGCCGTGCCGATAATGCCACGCCAGCGAATCAAAAATGTTTGAACGATACAGCGGGAGTTCCGAGATAGGATGGAAACCGTGCGCCTCCGCGGCGCGCCTAGCCTTGTCCATGTTGTCCTGGTCGAAGCCAACAGACCATTGCTTGCCGATATTCTGCGCACGCTCATAGTTCTCCGCCATGTCCTGCAAGACCTTCACTGCTGGTAGTTTGGCTTGCCGGAAGAACGGGGAAAGCATGGTCAGCGAATGCTGGACGAACAAACTTTTCACCGCGCTCGGAGCGAATACCGAGGCCGTCTTGTAGACTGCGCGCACCCAGTCAGCTTGTTGCCGCCAATACGCCAGCTCGGGGCTGTTCGCGTTGGCATCGTCGTAGATCCAGTCGTTCACGGCTGTCAGGAAGCCGTCTATTTTCTTTTGCGCTTCAACAGCCTTGTCCGGGGTCCAGTTCAGATCAACCTCGTGGAACCCACCTTTCGGATCGACCCAGACTTGTTTACCGGTCCCTTCGTTAAAAGCGGAGGAATACTTTCCGGCGCGCATCGCATCGACGACCACAGCAGGAACGCCTTCGCCTTCCGCGTCAGTGATGACGGTGTTGACGAGTTGCTTCCATTGATCCGAATCGCGGAGGCGTTTCATCACCGTCGCGGCTTGTTCCAGATCGCCAAGGAGTTCCAGTTCCCGCATCACGTCCCGATTGATGGCGAGGTAGGCTGTCTTCGCCTGCCACGCTCTTGTGGCGAGCGTGCCTTCGCGAGTTATCATGCCCCGAATGGCTTTGGCCGGGTCCGTGCGCAGATCCTTTACGAACTTTTCCCCCAGTTCGTTCACTGCCTTGGCAAAGTCGGGCTCGCGGCGCCACCGTTCCGCCCAAAGCAACCTGTCCGCTAGTCCGAAGTTGATCCCCAGGATTTCGGATGCAAGACGCGCAAGGGCCACTTCCTGGCGTTCGACGAGGGGATTGCCTTCGGCCGCTCGTGCACGCTGATAGAGGCGGAAGAACTCTTCTGCGTTTTTCGGCCCCGTCGCATTCTCCCGCCAGCGCGTCCAGTAACCTGCGCGACCGAACTCCGTGTACTCGCGGTACACGCGATTGACGATGTTGTCCATCTGCTGGGACACAGCCATGGCCCAGTCCATCAGCGGACGCGTCAATCGTAGGTCCTCCCGAAGCGTCTCGATGCGTGCGTCGTCACCGGCGGCATTGCGGATTTGCGCTTCCAGTGCAGCGGCCTTCCCAGCGATGATGTTCCGGAAGGTTTCCTCTTTCTCGGCGGCGAGGTCGGACCTGAGTGCAAGCTGTGCTTCGCGGAAGATCTTCTGTTGGAAAGCTGGTGAATCCACCTTGGCTAACTGCCGCTCGTATGTGGCCGTAAGAGTCCTGCCAAGGTGCTCCTGAAAATCAATACCCGTTATGGCATCATGCGTCACTCCCCAACGCAGATGTGGGTTATCCTTCGGAACTGCGTCTCTGGCCTGGACATAATTTTCGATACCGGTCAATTCGCCCGCCGCGATGCTGTACATCTCCGCCTCACGCGGCAGCCGTATCATCCGGCGCGCCCGCGGTGACAGGTTGAACTGGTCGGCCAGCTCCATTTTCATCTTCGCTGGCTCAGCGAAACCTGCCAGCGTTCTGCCAGCAACGTTCGGTTCCAGAAGGCGCTTCTGTTTTCTGAACTCCTCAGGACTCGTGGGCAACGCCCCCTCCCGTGCCTCTGCCGCCGCCCCTTGTTCCGGTGTGAACTCGTATTTGCCTTCGAAAATCTGGCGGAAGAGTCTCTCGGTTTTGGGGGATAGTTTCGTCCAATCCTTGAATGCATCCCACAAGCCTTTGATGTACTCGCGGACCTTGGCAATCGCACCTTGCGCTTCCGGCGTCGTGAGACGTTTCACGAGGGGTTCCTGCATCGCACTCACGAAGAACTCGCGTTCGTTTGCCAGCCAGTAAAGTGACCGCGGCATTTTCAGTGCGAGGAACTCCTCGGATGTCACAGGTGCTTCCAGCAGCTTTTCCAGAGCGGCGATCTCCGCTGCGTTACGCGGAAGGTCTTTCAGGGCCTTGCGAATCTCTTCAACGCGCATGGCCATGAACTCGCCGCGCTCGCCCGGTTGCAGAAAGTACCAGAGGTCATGGAGAAACTCGTGAACAGGCGCCTTAACTTCAGCCCAGCGCGAGAAGCGCGCCAGACGGCCATGAGGATCAAAGTCGCCCTCGAATCCACCGGCAAGCACATCAGCAATCGCCCAGCGTAATCCCTGTATTTTCTTGGCGACGGGATGACTGAGAAGCGCTTTGACCAGCGCTTTCATCTCGGCCGGAATCTGAAGCTCCGGGCGGTCAACGTGCGCCAGCAACTGCTCAGGAGAATCGGCCTGGGCGAGAATCACGTCGCGGCTAGGAACCGCTTCGCCTTCGCGGGGGGGCATGGCCTGTCGAAACTCATCGAGGGAAACTGGCTTGCCGTTCTTTTCAGTGATGCGGATCTTCGACTCGTCCCAGATAACGTAGTTGCGCGAACTCTGTTCATATCCCCAATCACGCGCTTCGCGTTCTGTAGCGAAACCGGGGGACGGCTTGCCGCTAAGGACGTACCATTTTCCGTCTGATGGTCTGTGTTGGACTATAAAATCCCTGCTTTTCTGGTCTAGGTATCGAATGCCGTTGATGCCTACGGACTGGAGCGCTTCGCTCGCCCACTTGGCCCCGCGCAGAGCTTCGAGGCGGCGGTAAAAGTCTGAACCAGTCAGGTGCTCTGCAAGAACAGCTTTCAGAGCGTGTAATGTCCCCTGTGGATCGCCCTGCTCTTCCAGTCTTGCCAGCGCGGCGCGCACGGCTTGCGGCTGCTCTCGAAGCGGCCTATCCCAGTCGAGCAGTATGGAATCCTCGGCGATGTCAACGGTGTAGATGTTGCCCCGTTCTTTGGCGAATAAACTATCCGGGAGTGTCTCGATGTACTTTAGCAGTTTGGCAGCGCTTTCAGCATCGTCCGTGATGATAGCCCTAGCAGCTACACGTATTGCGTTCTTTGGATGGTGCAGTTGTATCCTCTCCCACACCGATGCTTTGTCATACTCCATCGCCTTTTCAAAATCACGCTGCCATTCCCATGCCTCCCTTCCATTGAACCGATAGGATGACCTCGGTTCCCCACCGCTCAGAGACTGTTTGTATCTCTCAGCAACTTCTCTCGCCTCTGCAAAATAGAGTCCCCATCCAAAGACCTGCGCACCTTCGCCGGTACCCAGGTACTTCAATTGAAATCTGTCCACCTCATGCGGTGTGCCGTGGAACGCGGGCAGCCCCTCACGCGGCCCAGTCTCCAGCGGCGGGATCAGAAACCCGTCGTTGCCGCTCATCTGGATAGGAGCGCCAGGGGGCTTCTCCGGTAGCGCTTGCCGCTCAGTCTCCGGCAGCATTCCCTCCCTCGCTGGCTTGCGTTCGGAAACTTTGATGTCGCCCTTGATTGGCTTAAACTGCTTGTCCTTGTTGATGAACCCGGCTTCGACGCGAACGATGCCAGCGTCACGGAAAATGTTGTCGCCCTTGTTGATGTTGGCGATGAAAATGTCCGACTTCCGGCCCTTCGCGTCATACCCGCGCAACACAGTGGCACCCTCGGGCAACTTCACGCTGACGCGCTTTGCCTGGGCGAGAATCTCAATCGGCGTGCGCGTGTCCGCAGGGGTTGGCGAGGCGAACTCCTGCTCAAGCTGGTCGTGCTGCTTTTTGTTGGTCGGGATCTTGCCAAGGTTCCCCTCGGCATCGACACGGTACCAGCGGCCATCTTTCTTGAGGTAATTGCCCACACGGGCACCTTCTGGGGCGCCACCAGCGAACTCGGGTTTTGCCGGGGCTGCTGGAGCTGGTGGCGGAGCCTCGGGCTTGGGCGCGAGTTCAGGGAAATCAGCCAGGACCTCGGGCGGTACCGGCTTGCCGTCTCGAATGGCCTGCGCAACAGCATCCCGGTGCATCGTGTCGCTGACAACGCCCAGTTTCGGCCTAAGCAACTCGCGGTTGTCGCCAAGTTCCTTTCGTGTCAGTTGCCATAGCTCCTTAGCCCAGATGGCAGGCGGCGGTTCCGGCTTCTTCTCCGGCAGATTCTCCCAACCTTTCCGCTTCTGCCGCTGCGCCTCAGTTATCGCTTCATCGCGACTCTTACCCCAGGCGGCAATGTACCAGTCACCGGTTTCCTCCAGTTGCGTTCCGAACGCATCCGAGAACTCCATCGTTCTGGACTCAGCCACCCATGGTCGCTCTCCATAGAGGCGAAACACGTCCAAGCGCTCTCCGGGGTCAGGCCAGCGTTCGCGTACTTCCTCGTCGGTCATCTGTCGGACGCGTCGGCGCCTCTGCATGAACATGCCGTTGGGCATTTCTTCTGGTGGTCCGGAAGTGCCCAGATCTTCGCCCTGGCCTTCGGTGAGTTGACTGCGAATCTTCTTTATCTGGCGTTCGATGTCGCTGCGGTCGAGTGCCCACTTGTCATAACGTTTACCTCTGGACTGCGGCTTCCGCTGGTCAAGTGATGCAAGCTGGGCCACAAGCGCTTTTAGTTTGCCCTTTAGCCCAACCTGGACATCGATTCCAAGCGTCTTCTGTCCCGCCAATGCTCCGAGGTACTCATAGCGCTGGGCCTCTTCAGTTGTCAGCGCCTCACCGCCTTCTTCGCGGTTGGCCCTGAGCTTGAGACTGAGAGCCCGAAATTCCTTTTTCTCTGCCGCTGTCAGGGGGCGCTCTTTTACCGCAGGTTCCCCGGAGGGCACCGTTCCGATTTCAAGTCCGCCTTGGATCTCTTGCGGACCCTTCGGCGGTTCGGGCGCGGCCGGTTTCTCTGGGGCTATAGGTTGACCGAACAGGTCCAGTGCCGGGCCTGCTGGTTTAGGCGGGGATGGAGGCGCAACTGGCGGAGCTGGTCCTCTCTCTGGAACACCTTCCACAGGGGGCTGTTCGGCGGCAGGGGCGGGAGGGGGTCTTTGGATGAGATTGATTTGCTGCGGCAACCTCTTTTGCCATTCGATTTTGCCTTCATATTTCAACGTTTCCAACGCGGGCTCGACCTCACCCCTGTCCAGTCCGGTTATTTCCATGACACCTTGAATTACAGCGTCGGATGGCGCGCCGATTGCGCGAATCGATTCGAGATATGCCGCGACAGCATTCCAGATCAGATTCGCCCTAGAAACGGATACGGGCGGGGTCGTTGCCCCTTCTTCCGATGGGAACGCCTCATCTGCCCGGCTGGTCTCCGCGAGTTCCCCCGTTTTCGTGACCCACTTTATGACACCGTTTTTGAATCGGACATAAGTTTCGGTCTCTCCTCCGACTGGTATCTGGCGGATTGATTCTGTATCCGCCTCGATGGCCCGCAATGTCTTCGCCTGGGCTCCGGTTATCTTTTCCTCATCAAAAAGGCGTCGCCACTCAGGGGTTGGCCCCTCCGGTGCCGCCGCTTCCTCTGGCGAGACGAATTCAACTTCTGCCTCCTTCCTTTCAAGGGAGCCTTTGTCCGGGAAAATGTACCAGTCGGCGCCGACGCGTTGCGTGCCAAACCGTTTGCCATCTTCAACTACGACAAAGAGCAGGTTCTCGTTGTCATCGAAGATCAGATCCTGCACTTCAAACTCAACATCCCTCAACTTGAACTTGGTGCCGATGAGGAGGGTATCCGCTTTTACTCCTTCAGTGTCGGCACGTTGGCGCAATGCGGCCTCTTCAAAATCTATCGTCTGGCGTTCCCTGTCAGACAGAACTTGCTCTTCCCGAACTTCGCCCTTCCTAGCGCCTTTCCGTTTCTCGGCTGCGCCGAATATGGCATCCAGCAAATCGTACTCGGTCTCCAGTCGCCGGTAATTCGGATTCGCCTCGATCAGCATGGCCAAGGCGTCGTCGATTGCGAGACCGCCTTTTCGCGTGAACAACTTGGCTGCGGCCCCACCGCGCTTCAGCCTCTCCTCAATGTCCTCCATGTATTGCTTGGCGGAGTCGAGAGACAGTTTCGTGCCGACATTGGCAAGGATGTCATCAATGATGTCGGGCATCCGTTCCCCGCCAACGTCCGCCGTCATGCGCTTGCTGATGTCTATGCCTTTCGGGCCTTTGAGGGCTTTCAGTTCCCGCTGGAGTTCGCGTACATTGAGTTTGGTCTGGCGCCATGCGGCACGCGCTTTTGCTGCGGCTCTGGGGTTGCCGGAGAACTTGATCTGTTCGTAGAGCTGGCGGTCGCGGCTTTCAACCCTCTTGGCGACAGCTATGAGAGCAGCGAGTTCAGAAGCGGTGCGAGGAACAGCTTGACCTGGGGCCTCGCCCACCGTCATTTCAGGAGCTTTTTCCCCTTCGGTGCTGCGCGGTTGGGAGATCTCGCCACCGGTAGCAGTGCGGACGGTGATAGGTTGGACCGCTTCTGGACTCGGCAATACTTTACCTCCGGGTTCGACCGGGGGCAACACTGGTTGTGGGCCTACTTCTTGCGGCCCTTGCACCCTTTCTTCTTTGGCATACGCTTCACCACCTTTCGGTATGCGCTCTGCGCGCTCAACTACCCATTCTCCAACGGATCCCCAAGGGGGTCCAATTCCCTTAACGGTTCTACCACTCAAGGACGCAACAGCATCCTGAGGCGTATCTGCGTTGAAATGCCCGAATGGTCCCCTCTCATCGATTCTCGTTGCCTGCCATTTCCCCTTCTGGTCGGGATAGGTGGACGGCGTGATGAGATAGAACCACCTTTTTTCGGGGTCAGTTGGCCGCATTCTGATTCCCCGAACGTTCTCTGGCACGGAGTCCAGATTGAACTTCTCCCATGCAGCTTGTACACGTTCTTCCCCGTCGATCATGCGGCGAAAAACAGTTTCCTTCTGCTCTTTGGAGAAGAACTTGACTGCATCGTCGTCGGCCTTCCGTGCGAGACTCTGCAACTGTACTTTCTTGAAAGGATCCGGTTCCTTCTCAACCGCATCCCACGCTTCGATTGTTTTTCGGAACGCCTCATCTACCAACGGCTGGCGTACCTGGGCAATTGCGCCAGACACTTCCTCACGCGTGGCAATTCGTCTCCGCATGTCCGCGATGGTCGCCTGGAGTTCGACTTTCCAGTCGATTGGCTTGGCTGACTCCGGCATCAAGCCGGGAGATTCTGGGGCTTTTATCTGAGGCTCAGGTCGCGCCTGTACCCACCTGTTGCCCTGCTTGACGTAGGTTTCTGGCAGCCGGTCGAGTGAGTATAATTCCCACAGGATATTCTGCCGTTCTTTCTCGAATAGATCGCGGTCGGCCTTGGGGCCAAAACTGACCAACCGTTCAACGTTGCCAAGTCGGTTAAGTAGGTACGGAATCCCGTCCTCTGGTGTGAGGTCCTCGGGTCGTTTCGGACCTCTTATCTGAGGCTCAGGTGGCGGCGCGGGCGTTTTGCCTTTTTCGGCGAGCGCGGCCCGGCCAGCCTCGACATATGAAGCAGTGGCCCGATTGTGTTCCTCGTTGGCCTCTGCGGTTTTCTGTATCTCTTCCTCGGTGTACGGATCTCCGCTTCTTTCAAACATTTTCCGCAGTATGGCCGGATCAGTCTCGCGCTGGACATTGTAGGCTAGGATCGATGCAACTTTCCTAATGTTCATCCGATCAGCCCCTCTCATCAGTAGCGCGCTCAGGATTTCAAATACATCCTTTGCGTCGGAGACGCTGATCGGCTCTTCGGTCCACCTAGGGTATGCCCATCGCTCAAAATCTTTCTCGGAAAGCTTGGCCGCGTTTTCCGGGGAGAGTAGCCGCAGATTTTCAGATTGTCGCTTCTGCCAATCGAGTACTTCCTTTTCTCTTGGTGTGAGGCCCTCCGGCCTTCCGGCCATTATCTTCTCACGCAACGCGTCTAGTTCCTGCTGGCTAGGTGGAAACTCGTCGATGGATCTGGCGCTTTCAGATGTCAGGATTTGAGGCTCAGGTGGCGGCGCTTCCGGCGGGACAGCCCCGCCTCGTTCAATGCTATAGCCACGGCCTGCTTGTTCGCCCGCTTCCGGCCGAACTTCCGGAGGGTATGGCGGTACGTTTTCCCGCTGTGGAGTTCCCGGATATTGCTGGACACCACTTGGCGGCTCGATCCTGACTGGAGGGGCATAAGGTCCTTTCTCTTGTTGTCGTGCAGCATCATCGGCACGCATTCGTGCCTCGACGCGATCTTGCTGTTCCGGCGTCAACAGGGGTTCATTCCCTGGTAATCGTGGCGGCACCGCTGGGCGAGGCAATGCCGGAGGCAACGCCTGCGGCCTTAGTGCGGGCGGCAGAAGTGCGTTCTGTGCTTCCTCGATGGTTCTGTCCACCAACGGTGGCGGAGTCGTTCTCGGGCCGATGCCAATGTCGCCGGTCCAGTGCAGCATGCGGGCTTTTATCGTGGCTTCAATCTCACGCTGCGCTTCGGGGCCGACCGCTGCCCGCGTAATCAGCATGTCGGTAAGGTCCGCGTACCTCTTCTGGTTCGCCGCGAGGTAACGTTCCGTGTGACTCGGCACTCTCCTGCGCCAGTTGCCTATGCCTAGAAGCGCGAAGCCCAGGTTCACCCCGACAATATCCGCGATCTGCCGTTTGGCCTCTTCCGGGTTCTCGCGCCACAAGCGCATCAGTTCCGGCGACGCCGTTGCCGTCATGTACGCGTTCAGCGCGGCCTGCTCGCCCACAAATTCTGTAGCTTTCTGGACTACGGGATTGCTGGCGATCTCAGCCGACGGGATTGCCTTCAGGATGCCTTTACTGATCCCGATCTTCGCCAGATGCATGACTCCGGGAATGCCAGCGGCAATCAGCGCTTCGGTGGGATGGAAATTACCTTCTTCGTCAGTGCCAAACAGGGCGGCGGCAGTCAGGCTGGATCCAATAAGTCCCTTTGGTCCGAGAGCCATACCGACGATCTTCGGGGCTGTCTCGACCAACGAACCGGCGACGCGCAGCGGCAGTGATTTCACCCACGGCGATTCCGGCCTTTGCATCGGCATCTGCTCACCCTCCGACCATGCGGCAAGATTGCCACCTTGACCGGCACCGGCGAGCGCGGCTACGTCAGCAACGGCTGCCTTGAGCGGAGGACCAGCAAGAGAGGCGGCCATCCCAAGACCTTTGGGAAAGCTCATCAGTGTCTCGCCGACGGCGCCAAGCGCACTAGGCGCCGGGGGAATGTTGATCGGCGCGCCGATGTCGATCTCGGGCTGCGGCGTAAGAACTGCCGGAGCTTGTGCGGTGGGTTCCTGGTCAAGTCCAAGCTGCGCGCTTGTGAAGACGGCCGGTCCCTTGGCTTCCGGCTGAAGTCCAAGTTCCTCGGACGTGAAAACCTGGGGCATACGCGTGCCTATGGTTCAACCCACTGGTCATTCCCGATGTACACCATTGGTCCTTTGCCGGGTACCAGATAGACTTGATTCGTCTTCCAAAACCGCCGGTCCGCTGGCACCGTCTCTACTGCCGGGGCGCGTTCAACTTGGGGCGTGACACCGCGAGGTTCAACCGGGGGCACGTTACGCCAGTAATCGGCTTCCCGGGTGATAGCGTCTTCAATCGCGCCGCGTGTGGCTTTCCCGGCCCGTACCAAGGCACGTACTGGGGCGCTTTCGCGAACCCTGGCAGGCAACGCAGAAACCCAGCCAGCCACGCGCCTTGCTTCGCGGAGATAAGGTTCTGGCCGGTCGTACACGGACATCAGATCGCTGGTGCCGGGGAGATGCCGGGCGGCTTCAAGGGCCACCGGGGCAACGTCGCGGGCGGCTGCAAGGGCGTTTTGCGTCACCCAATTGCCGGACTCGCCCAACACACGGGCCACAGGAGCAGCGGCACGGGTTGCGCCAACGAGATTTTGCGCGAAATAGTTCCCGGCCCGCATCGCGAGGCGTGGCGGCGTTGTTACCGCGGCGTATGCAGCCCTGGCAGGCAGTGAAGCGACGTAACCGGCACCCCGAACGAGTGGGCTGCCAGCCACCGCACTCGCGTAATGGGCTCCGTAACGTCCGGGTGCCAGTATAAAGTTCGCGGCATCGTTTGGATCGAGCCGAATCGGGTTCGGTTCCGCGACTTGCGACGGCAAAGGGGCTGCCGGGCTCGCCGGAGCACTCAGAGAGGCGATTGCAGCATCAATTTCCTCTTGCGTGGCGTCATCGGGGAATTCGTGGACCCCCCGGGCTCCCGCATCGACGATTTTCGCCATATTTCCTCCGATTATTGCGTCACCAGGACGAGTTTTCCGCTGGCATCACGTTTCCAGCGTGCATTTGGTATCTTTACGGGCTCTGGGGCAGGTGCTGGCGCCGGAATTGGGTTAGGACTGACCTCAGTCCCCGTGAAAATCGGTTCGGGACCCCCAAAACTGGTTGGATAGGTCGGTTGTTGCCCAAAAAATGGTGACCAACCCGGTTTTTTCTCGAAAAGGGCGCTGGTAGTGGGCGCTAACGGCACTTCCGGCTCGCTCGTGGTCGCTACAGGCGCTGGTGTGAGTGCCCCGGGCGCATTTCCTACAGCTTCTTTGACGGCTTGGCTAAAATTCCACTCTTTACCCGTCAAACGATGGCGAATTATTCCCTGTTCCTCAATCGGGTTGAAATTCGATGCTGCCATTTGTTGCTGAATTCGCTCGTAAGCCGCCCCGGCACGATTTGCGGCTGTCTGAGCAGCTCGCAGTTGTCTCTTGAGGTCAGTTTCAACGGCTGGAGCATCTGTCAGGAACGCGGTGTCCTCTGGGGAAGGCTTCTTTTGGGCCGTGATCTTCGCCACTGCGGCCTTGTGCTCTTCGAATCTCTGCTGAATATCCTCCAAAGCGGCTTCTGTCGTATCAGCAGCCTTCTTTGCGAGTCCGAAATTCTCCGCAAAATGCCTCCCAGCCTCCTCGATGGCAGCTTCTTGCTGCGCCTTCATCAAATCAAGCTTCTGACCGGCCTGTTCGCCCTGTGCCGCGAGGGCTTCGCGCCTGAAAGCGAGGTCTTGTGCGAACTGTTTCTCCTGTCTGGCTGCGTCCTCTCTCCGTAATCCGAGGTCCAGCGCAGTGCTTTCACGGGACAGACCCAACTGAAGCGCCCTATCGCGTGCCCGCTCTTCGAGAGTGGCTTGCCCCAAGGCTTCGTTGCGCTGCAAATCGCTCATTTCGCGCAGCCAGTTGTTCCTCACCGCCTCCGCCGCAGCCAGCCGGGCAAGGTTTTCGGCTTCCACGCCGCGGTTGAAACCCGCCCAGGCAAACCGTTGGGCGCCGATGTCACCAAAATCGCGGCCGATGATGGGTTCGAAAGCTGGATTTGGCATTGTATCCTCCGGGATTAGGTGTAGCGCAGAGAATTGATGAAGTCAGGATTGTTGAGTGCCGGGTTTTCGACGTTCTGGAGCACTTCGCCGGTCCGGTTGTCGCGTATCGTGCCGGTTACAGTGTCGTAATAGGCGTACGACATCGTGCCGTACCGCGATCCCTGGTCCGCTCCCCCGGCGTACACGGTCGGCGCAGCTATGTTGTTAGCCGGGTTCTCAACGTAATCGTTGGCGTCGTAGTTGATCCCGCCCGCCGGGACTGTTGCTGGGCGTACAACGCGGGCGGGATTGCTGGCCAAGGGCGTGCTTGCGGTCACTGGAAAACCACCGCCCATCACGTTTGGCACGTTATAGCGCGTGGTTGGATACCCGGGAGTTCCCACAGAGTAATACTCCGGCTGCGAGACGTTTACCCCGATGACATCCTGTAGGCCGCGATACCTGGACCCTTCCTCCAGCGCGGCGATGCCGCCAAGTTCGGAGATGCGTCCACCGAGAATCTGCTGGCGAATCTGTTCCGGAAGCGCGAGTGACCGAAGGTACGCGTCGGCCTGCATGAGGCTCATATTCGCCGTCTGCATCTTGAGATTCTGGATCGTGTTCTCGACCCCGGTGCCGCTTGTGAACTGTTGGCCCGCCACGTATGGCTCGAACTGCGAAATGCGCGCTGTCTCGCGTGCAGCCAATTCACGTTGGATCGGCAACGACAAGTTGCTGAGCAAGTCATACTGGCGGGCGATCTTGGCCTGCTCAAGCGGCAACCGAATATCGGCCACGCCACGCAGCAGCATCCGCTCCTCAGCGCTTCCCAGGCTGGTTGGCGTGCCGGACGCGGCTTTGTAGCGGTTGATCTGGTTCCGCAGTGCAGATTCCTGCCGGTTGGCAATGGCGGCAGCGGCGGCGTCATATTGGGGCAGGATACCGCGCCCCTCCGCTTCGATGGCGCGCATCCGCGCTTCGTTCTCGGCGTTGAGCCGGGCGTATTCTTCCGCGCTCGTGTCCAGGGCACCAGCGTACCGACTCTGCATTGCCCGCGTAGTCGCCGCGAAAGGCTCGATGTCGGCTGCCGCATTGGCCCGGGCCATGGCCGTGTTCAAGGAGCCGGTGAAGTTTTTCAGGTTCGCGTTGAAATCTGTGAGGCTGGCATCAGCCGACTTCTTGAATGCGTCAAGGAGATCGGTTGTGGCGGCGGCAATCGTCGGCGACTTGACGATGTCCACCGGCTTGTACCGGGCATTGGGATTGTTCGGGTCCACGGTTGGCACGGCTGTTTGAGGTACCGGGGACCCCGCAAGGTATTGTTTGCCGGTGCGCGGTTCCACACCTGTCCATGGCTGTCCCGTCTTCAGGGAGATCACCTTGCCGGAGGCCGCGTCGATGACGCCGTAGTCCTGGACGTTGGGCTCCGGGCGTTGCGGAAATGTCCGCGTGACGCCGTACCGAGATGATCCCGGGTAATTGAGTGAGGGCAGATAGTTGATCGCCATAGACTAGCCTTTTGTTGGCGCGCTCACAGGCGGAGTGCCGATCAGCCCCACGATACGCGTCGCTGCTTCTTCTACGCTGGTCGCGTAGTGTACTTTGCCGTCGAATTCACCGCAATAAGTATCTAGGTCACGCATGACGACTGGCATTCCCCACTCCATCGCCTCCTTTGGAACGAGTGGACTGCACTCTTCTGTGCTTGGAAAAAGAAGCACGTCAAGCGCTGCGTAGAAGGCGTCAACATCGGCGCGCTCGCCCCAGACCCAGCAATTGGCGGGCAGGCTATCGGTCAGAGGTCGCCAGTAATCCGCAAAGTTCTCAGCCATATTCCCAACGAAGTGGAATGCCACTTCTGGAAGCAACGCGGCTACCCTGACTGTGAACGCTTGGTTCTTCCACGGCGCGAAGAGACCAACCTGGAGCACATGACCCATAGTTGGTTTGAGACCGAGCCTGCCAAGTGCTTGCGATCTCTCTGGCCGCTTGCGCTGCCTCACCGGGTATCGAGCGATGTGGAACGGCACGCCGTAGCTCTGGAACTCCTTTGCGTGCCAGTCGCCGACAAACTCAAACTCGTCCGGTCTCGTTTTCTTCTGGTCTACGCGCAGTCGCGTGCTGTGCCCGGTCTCGATGATTCGGTAAGGACGATCCTTGCGATAAAGCCATTCGACTGGCAAATAGCCCATGAAAAGCTCCGGGAACTCTTGCAGATGCACAACCGAGGGACCCCAGTCTTCAACTTCCTTCCTGAGTGACGCCGCTTTGTCGCCGTTCAGCGTGGTAATGTCGCAAAGGGACCGGATCGCCTTCTTCTGTACGGTGTATTCGTCGCTGATATTGTTCCACTCGATGACTTTGACTTTGGCTTTTCCGCCCATGTCCTCGATTCTGCGGAGGAGGTACTGCGGCATGCCGCCAGTTGAGAGATGCGGCGCAATGAAGAGAACCCGGTTTGACCGATAGTGACCTTCCTGGGCGCGCCGCACGATTTTGACCACATCGCGCTGCATGGCCTCCTGGCGATGCCATGTATCCTGGCCGTCGTGAACCGTGTAGGTCGCCATGATGTACGGGATGAACACCGGCTCCCAGCGCGCCGCCAGCCGATGCGAGTAGTCCCAATCGGCGCAGACGAGTTTTGGATCCCATCCTCCGATGCGTTCATAGGCCGCTTTGCGCCAGAAGAACCCCGGGGTCGGCACAATGTTCAGTGTCGCATGTTTCTTGGGGTCCCACGCCTCACCTTGAATTGCTTTTGTGTCGGTGCGCCGGATCACGCCGTAGCACCACATGGCGGCGCCAATATGGTCATGCACCTGACGCAAGGCACCGGGGAAAAGAATGTCGTCATCGGCGCAGAAATTCAGGATTTCGCCGCGAGCCTCGGCCATGCCGCGATTGAAACGTTCGAACGGACCTCCATCGCAATGTTCATAGCGGATTCGGGGATCGTCCGGCAGCAGGTCTTGGACACTCTCGCCGCCATCTTTGATGATTAGTTCCCAGTCAGCGAAGTCCTGCCCAATCACGCTGGCCACGGCGCGCTGGATCATCTCCGGTCGATCCTTGGTTGGCATGATAAGCGAAAATCTCGGCGAAGCATTTGTTGTCTGCGGCCGAATGAGGCAGAGACCGTGCTGGAACGCGACGGAGCCGATAGCGCCCGTGGCGGAGTTGCGCACGAGGTCAGGGAATGGGCTGTCTCCAGCAAAGGCGGGATGCCAGACGGCGAACGCGTCTTCGATGACGTACAATTCCCGCGTTTTCGGGAACAGAATATCCAGGGTCGCTTTGATCGCGTCGGCGCGATGAGACCCATCGTCAATGACGACATCAAACACGCCAAGGCTCTCCAGCAGTTCGGGGTTTGTCTGGTCGCCTTTAACGAAGTGAAAGCGCGGATGAGTGAACTGGCAGTCGTCAACGTCGAGTCCCCAAACCTCAGCTTGCGGCAGGTACTCCAGCCATGTGCGAATCGAAGCGCCTTTGTCTACACCAATCTCCAGGAGCCGAATGGGTCGGTCCTTGAATGCCGCGAACAATCCCTCATATCGGAAGCAGTAGTTGTGGTGGGTACTCGCCTTGTCTGTTCCGCAGCGTAGAGCAATGGCATCCAGGCTCCGATCAATGTGCGGATCGATGGCCGCAATGACCTGTTCCGGCGTGATGCCGCGTGAGCATTCGAATTTTTTCGAGCGCGGACACCAAAGCCAGTTGCCGCGGTCGATGGGATACCGCACGTCGCCGTAGCAACCATGGCAGATGTCCGGGTTGTGGACACGAATGCAGTCGGGCATTTCGACAAAGGGATCTGTCATGCCGCTGATGACGACCGTCGGCACGCCCAGGGACCACGCCAGCCACGCAATTCCGTTGCTCACCGTAACGCAAAGGTCAGCGTGTTGGATGTTGCGAAGAGTCTCGATTATAGGCCGGTTGTTCCAGGCGACGACATCCTTCAGCGCCGTAGGTTCCTTGCTCACCGAACAGACGGTGTAACCGATGCCGCGCAGCCAATCGACGACACGGTCCCATCCCCCGGGATGATTCCACTGTTTCCCGTAGAAAGTGCTGAACTCGGAAAGCACAGCGTAACGCTCGTGCATGGGCCTACCATCCGTTGAACATTTTAGCCGTGCCGGATGTGGAAGGCATTCGATGTCCAGATAGTCGGCGGCGACTTGCTGCAAAGGCACCAGCCGCCAGTTGTTTTTATTGCGACGGAGATCGTTGTCATAGGCGTTGACGCGGTATGCCGCGTAGTAATCGGCAAGCTGTTCCTGGCCGGGCTCGATGAACTTCAAGTCTGGATAATTGAAGATGCTGTTCCAGTGCGTGGCCACGTGAACCTCGCACTCGTGCAGCTTGCGGAATTCGTCCACGAAGGGCATCCACGCTACCGTGTCGCCCAGTGATTTGCTGCCCAGTTGAATGAATACTCGCGTCCGCTTTGGGCGAAAGACGTGTTCGACGACCTCCGCGCCATTTTCCTCGACCTTGATCCGCCAGTTGACGAAATATCGGAGATTGGCCGCGCACCAGTTGTTGGTCGCAATCCGGGCTTCGTAATGTTGGATGCCCGTGTCGTCGTCGATGAACTGGACCCGGTAGGACGAAGGCACATCGCCGGTTACTTCGACCTTCGGGCCGTCTACGAAACTGAGTTGAATGCAATTGCTCACGCAGTCCCTTGGATCGTCTTCACTGAAGCCACAACGAGGCCGTTAAGAGTTTTCACATTGGTTGGCCACGTCACGCCTTGCAACGTCTTGATGTTCGTCGTTGGGGCGAATTCGGCTTCGATCATGACCGCATCAATAAAAACGTCAGGGTTAGCATCCGAGCAGTAAGTAATGCGTACCAGAACAGCCAAAAATGAGGCGGCAGTCCACGGAACACCCCCAGGCTCAGCCGAAGCGGGAGTTCTTGCGTATCGGTAACTCGTAGCCCCGGCGCTGGAAATACGGAATATCTCAATGACGGAAGCAGTGCCAGCCTTACGAATGACCACTGAACAATCAGGGGTCCCCGTTCCCCCCTCATGATGGGTCGTTATCCACTCCGTAAGCCTTGGGCCAGTAGTTGGCGTTGCTATTCCTGGGGCTGGACCACAGAGCAATTCCACGTAATCAGTTGAGTTTGGTGGCGCGATAATCCCAATCGAATCATCATCCGGTGTGCCGCTTGGTAAAGGCACGTCGTCAACCAGCGTGTAGGCGTCCGTCGTTGCGTTTACGATGTCCACGCCCGTTGTGCCGCGCTCAAAATCGTTTGACCCGGCGACATTGTGAGTACCGTCGGAGACTGGCACGAAATGGTTCACGAAACCGGGACCGATGGGGTAGTCTGCTCCATTGTGGCTAGTTATAAGATCGTCGTAGTAGGCGACCCCATCCGCGCTCATATAACAAACTAGGGTAGTCGTAGCTGACGCTCCCCCAGCGTGCGTACTGTCTCCGCACTCGGTGCCGTTCACGCTCACTGAGGTAACTCTTGGTGATGACCCTCTGGTTATCACGTCAATCAAATACCACTGCCCTGTCGTGACTGCAACCCCAGTTGCGCCGAACTGGAAACCAGCAGAACTGTTTCCGGCATATATGCTGGAATCGGACGCTTTGAAATAAACACCTTGAGTTCCGGTACCAGAATAGAACAGAATACAATCAGCGGTGGGCAGAGTTGAGAAATAGATGTAGAATCGTGATACGCGTGTGGTGACCGACGCGAGTTCCGTAGTCACCCCATCCCCGCCTTCGAGTTGCAACGACCGTGCTCCGGAACGCACCGTACTTGTGGAAAATGTCGGTGTCCCAGCATACGTTGCCCAATGTTGGCCAACACTGCCGATCTGTCCACACTCGAACCCGCAACAGAAAACCGGCGTCATCTCAGACTCTCAGAAAAGCGCGAGCCGCACTGAGCAACTCGCCGCGAGTGATGTCTTCGCACTCCGTCAACTTCGTGAGCAGGGCGTCCAATCCTTCGATCGAGTTGTAGACTTGCGCCTGTCCCGGAGTGAAGCTCGTCGCGATCTGGCTGCCGTTCCCGTCCACCCAGAACGTGATGAGGATCAGCATCTGCCCGTTCGCGTCCAAACCCGCCGCCGTCACTTCAAGATACGCCGTGAACGTTCGGTTGCCTTTTGTCGCCACAATGCGATAGCGTAGATCGTTCACGCCTTCCGTGGTGACTTCTTCGACTGTGATGTTGATCACACCGGCCCCGCGCAGTTGCGTCGCCAGATTGTTCAAAGCCGCCTGAACGCGTTGGGCGAAGGTCGCCATGAATTCTTCGTAGGTCATAATTCTGTCCTTTCAGTTTTTGGTTCTGTGTTTGTCAGACATGAGTAAAGTACAAAAGCGTGGGGTTCACGTACATCCTATCCGCGTGCGTGGCAATCCCTACCACTTGAACCACGCCGTCTGCGGTGGCTGGTTGTGTCTGGCTCAGCAATCCCGCCGTTCCGGCAGCGTAGATGTAACCTCCGACCGTCCAAGCAAAGAGGTCATCATGGCGATAGATGCCGTGAAGCAGCACTGTGGTTTTGCCAGCCGATGTTCCCGCCGACATCGCAATGCCGATAACTGGCATCGTGGCGATTGCCCCGGCGTTGCTATGCCAGATCTTGCCATCCGACTTGAAGTAGACCGCGTATCCAGCGGTGATTGCCTCACCGCAAGTCAGGTCAACCGTGAGACCCGTATAAGCCTCGTCGGCTGGAGCCTCAGTGAGTGCCATGGAAGCAGTGCCACTCGTTCCGCTGGTTCCGGAGGTCCCGGTTGTCCCACTCGTACCCGAAGTGCCCGTCGTACCCGAAGTACCACTTGTGCCACTTTCACCGGAGGTACCTGAAGTCCCCGTCGTTCCTGATGTTCCTGAAGTTCCTGTCGTTCCGCTGGTCCCAGACGTACCGGTAGTGCCAGAGGTACCAGATGTTCCGGACTCGCCTGAAGTGCCGCTAGTACCGGCTGCACCACTGGTACCGCTGGTTCCAGCTTCTCCGCTAGTGCCGCTGGTCCCGGCT